AACTTGGACAGACCTTTTGGGCAAGCCTCAAGGTAATGAAAGTGTTGATGGGAAAGATATTGTGAGGGAAGTTAGCCTTCATCAATTTAGAATATTGTGGTCATTTAATAGTAATCAAGAAGCTAATCGAATTTATACCTATTGGACAACTATGGAGAATAAATAATGACAACTACAACTCATCCGCACTATACTATTGATAAAGATATTAGTTTAGAAATGTTTATAGGGGATGACAATTCTGTTTATGTTTCGATCTATAATGATCGTAAAGATACTAGCGTAGCATTTCAAACATCTATAGATAATATGAAACTTTTGGCCGGTTTTATCTATGAGAGTATTGGAGAAAAATAATGAATATACTACTAGAAAAACATGATATGTTTCTAATTCTCGACGCTCTAGATTCTTACCAATTAGATGTTGAGCATGGAGAAGATAATGGTTATAATTTTGCGTGGACAGAAAAAGAAATTGAAAATCTAAAAAACTTGATAAATAAATATCTGGAGGATTAAAATGGGTGCCGCATTTGATTACAGGGTATATGAAAGTGATAACAAAAAAGATATACAAAAATGTTGGCTAGATGATCGCATAGACGCAATAAATGATTATGTAGATAATTATTTGTGTGATGATGAAGATGCCTCATATGAAGATGCTATGGACAATATAGGATATTCTGGAGAAATAAATACGCTGGGAGAAGAAATAGAGTGGGTCTATATTCCAGCATTTGATAGTGAAAGAGAAGCAGCTGATTATATAGAAAGCAAACATAAAAAATGGGAAAATCCTCTTGGTGTTCCATTTATGAATGGTGAAAATATAAATTATGCTGTTGGTGGTTGGTGTTCAATTTAAAAAGGAGAAATGATTTATGAAGAATTTTATTTTTGCAATGATTGCTACGTTTATTTTTACTGGTAGTTCATTTGGTGGTGAGTGCCTAAACGGCGTTTGCAATCTACGTTCTAGAACTGTAAGTGTAACAAAGGAAATTGTTAATGTTCCAGTAGTAGTTACAAAGAAGGTTGTGGATACAACACGTAATGTTGGAAAGAGAACAGTTAATCGCGTTCGTAATATTGTTCGTTGAATTCTTTAAGTTAAAGGAGTAACTTATGAAAACTTTGTTCTATACTTTTACATTGATGATATTTGCTATTTCAGCAAATGCGTCAAATCCTATTTATAATCATAATGGTCAAGCTATACATTATAAGCATAGCACAAATACCATGATTGATCAAGATAGGTGCCAAGCAGAAGCAAACCACATGGCCGCTAATAATATTACTGGTCATGTTTGGGGTGTAATAGGTAATTTTGAAGGGGTAGGTTATGGTAATAGTCCTAATTGTCAAACCTGTACTCCAAATTCAAATATGAAAATTACAGGAGATGCTTCAGCTTTAGGTAGAAATGGTAAATGGTATAGAGTTAGAAGTTGGCGTTATTGAAAAAAAACTTGACACTGGGGTAGATGGGTAGTATACTTGTAGTGTCAGTGGCCCTATCGTCTAATGGTTCAGGACTTCGGATTTTCGTTCCGAATATCGGGGTTCGAATCCCCGTAGGGTCACTTTGCCGATGTAGCACAACGGTAGTGCAATTGATTTGTAATCAATAGGTTGAAGGTTCAAATCCTTTCATCGGCTCTGCTGATAAAAAATAACACAAGGAGATAATTAAAATGACAACCACTATGACGTTCAATCCATTTGATATAGCAAACAATATAAACGATTTCAAAAATGAAAGACTTAAATTCTTTCAGTCTTTTGGTGATAATCATATATTGTGCTACAACAATAACCCAAAAGTAAAACTTAGCGGTATGAATCACACTACTAATATTGAAGAAGTAATGAATTCAAATGTTAGAAATAATTCTGACGCATATTTTTATGTGAATGGTGCAAGAAAGAAAGACGATATTAATATCGTTCGTTCATGCTATATAGATTTAGACGCTGGAAGAGATGATAAAGGCCAGTATCTCAGACCAAAGGAAGTGTCTGAATTCAAGAAAGCGTATCTTGATAAGATAAAGAATTTCAAGATTAAGCCAAGCTGGATTGTTGATACTCGTAATGGATATCAAATTTATTGGATTTTTAACGACAATGATCACAAAATGGGACTTACAAAAAATAAAAAGTACTGGAATGGTATCCAAAAGAAGCTTGCTAACTATTTTAACGCAGATATTCGTGCTATGAAGATTAATCAAATATTCCGCATACCATTTAGTTGGTGGCGTAAGCCTTGGGAGGGAAAGAAGTCTTACTTTTCTACATTGTTGAGTGGATATAATGGTGAAAAGGTTAGCATTGTTAATCTACAAGAAGCTCTTACTGGACAGTCAGCACAGGTTCATGTTCAATCTGCTAATAGTAGTGACGCTTGGTATGAATCTTGGAGAAAAGTTTCTAATAATGAAAATACTGTGCCAATTTCAGTAAATACAGCTTCCACTATACTTAATAAGTTAATTACGGAAACAGCACAAGTGATAGGTGAAAATGAAGATATTCCAGATTACATAGACGATGAAAACGACACTAATGATATATTGAATGTGCAATTTGTACCAAATGACAATCAACTCAAACTATTGCATAGCGTTGTAGATTTTCTTAATCAAGTTGCTACTCCGCTGTATTTCAGTAATAACAAATTTCTTTCTACTTCAGCAAGAGATTTGGCAGCTAAAGTAAGCGATCAATTTTGTGTTGGTTGACAAAGCGTAGCCCTCGTAGTATAATGGTACTACATTTAGTCGGCTTTACGGGATGGTGTAATGGTAGCACGAAAGATTTTGGTCCTTTCTGTTTAGGTTCGAATCCTAATCCCGTAATGATAAATATTGCCCCGTAGCACAATTGGTAGTTTGCAAGCGACTGTTAATCGCTGGGTTGTTGGTTCGATCCCAACCGGGGCAGTTTTAGAGGTCAGGCAGATATTGGCTTGCTGCACCGCTTTGCTAAAGCGGGCCGGATAAAACTGGTGAGAGTTCAATTCTCTCGGCCTCTGTTCGAATAATATCCTCCGCTGGTGTATAATACTACACACATAGGAGACTTTATGAAAAAAACACTTAAAGAACAGATATTAGAATTAAAAGAAAAGGGATATTCATACAATCAGATTAAAGAAAAACTTGGATGTTCTAAGGGTACGATTGCGTATCATGTAGGTATAGGACAAAAAAATAAAACTATTGAAAGAAATACTAACAGAAGAAATAAAATAGTAAGATTTATCCAAGAGTATAAAGCTGGTAAAAAATGTGCTGATTGTGGAGAAAATTATCCATATTGGATATTAGAATTTGATCATCTACAAGATAAAAATTTTACAATAGCACATTTTCGTTGTACTACAATGTCCCTTGAGATTGTTAAGAAAGAAATAGAAAAGTGTGATGTTGTATGTTCAAATTGCCATAAAAATAGAACATTTAATAGATCTCTTAAAACTCTTGATGGTGTAGGATTTGAGTACTGCGAGTATGCGGAATAAATCCTCAAGTTTCAACTTGACAAATGCCGATCTATAGGATACAATCAGCTTATGATGTGGAAAGAAATAAAAACTTGGGCTACTAACAAAGGTTATAAAGTAGATCGTAAATCTATTGATGGAGTTGAGAAAAAATATCTCTATTCATGGACGTATAATAGTATTGAAGGAGTTGCATATAGCACGAATGAATTGGCATTAAACATATACAATCATATGACAGACAATAAATTTGTAAAACATCAAGAAGAATACAATAAAAATCAAGTTGCAGAAGATATTTATATTGCGAGTGTAGCTCAATGGTAGAGCAACTGCCTTCCAAGCAGAATACGAGGGTTCGATTCCCTCTACTCGCTCCATACAATTTTATATAGGAGTAAAAATGACAGTCAAAGAACTACGTTCAATAGGATTTAAAGTTAGAGTATTGCATTTTCGAAAGCCATCTACTAAATTTAGGATCAATGGAGAAAAATTTGAGGATTATTCTACACCAAGTCCAAAGGGTGGAGCAACTAAAGTTGTCATAGATAGTCCAGATGGACAGCACTTTGAGGGTAAAGCCAAGTGTAGTGACGATGATAACTATGACAAGAAACTTGGCATAAGAATTGCTCTTGGTAGGGCGGGATTAAACTATAGCTTTTAGGAATATTATATGCCATATATTAAACAAGATAATCGCATTATTCTAGATAGATATATTAATGATCTATCTGAAGCAATTAGTGATAAGCGCTCTAACGAAGATATTGTAAAGGTTATGGGGGATCTGAATTATACCATTACAAGACTTTGTGCTAAACTTGTTGGAAAAGATGTTAGTTATACTAAGATAGGAATTATTACAGGCGTTCTTGAAAATGTAAAACAAGAATTTTATCGCAGAATAGCAGTTCCATACGAAGAAAATAAAGTTGTTGAAAACGGTGATATTAAAGAATTTGAAGAAATAGATTTTTGGAAATCCAGCACTTGACAATTGAATTTTGTGTGATAAAATAATCATAAACAAAAGGAGATAAATTATGACTTGGCTTGAATTGTATAAGTTTTTGAATGACAATGCTAATAACTTGAATAAGATTGAAGATATGTCACAGTTTTGGAATCAAGAAGTAGTTATTTATGATTTGACTGATGGCGATAAATATAAGTGTGATACTCTAATTATAGATGATCAAGAGCTTGTTCTTTCTATTAACAATGAAAACAATTAATATGATGAACATCAAGCACTATCCAATCACAAACATTTCTACGGTTGAAAAACTTTATTCTGAAAAAGATGGAGTTCCAATTAATCATGTTTGCACAACAGAATTTGGTAATGGAGTCATAGCCGATATCTTCTATCGCTCAACTCCACATCCAAAGTTTGGTAATAAATATTTTGCTATCTTATTTCGTGACAATGTTCCATATATTGCCAACGCTGATCAAGTAGAAAACCTTACATTTGGAATGGTTGAAAATGATGATGGAGATTTAGAATACAGCAGAAGTCGCCATGATTATAAGACTTTTAAAAACGAAAACATGATTGACGGTGGGCGTGATTATATTCGTTCTAATGGAAAAGTTAAGGTATTTGTAATTCGTAATGGTAAAATGGAAAACTTTGGAGTAAATGCAAATGATAGTTAAATTTGAATTCAATCTTCCAGACGATCAACATGAATATGAAGTGATGAGTCAAGCCACTAAAATGCAATCTTTTTTATGGGATTTTAGTCAACAGCTGAGAAGTTGGCAAAAATATCATCACGATTTTAAAGATGCTGACGATGCATTAGATAAGATTCGTGAAGAATTTTATAGCTTAGTAAATGGACATGGAATAAACATTGATCTATAAAAACTAAATGACTGACGCAATAATCATTAGCGACATACATCTTGGTAGTAAAGTTTGTGAAGTTCATCTATTAAATGACTTTCTTACAAATATACATAAGCAAACCCACAAGTTAATTATTAATGGGGATTTATTTGATAATTTAGATTTTAGAAGATTAGATAAACATCACTGGGAAACATTAAATATACTACGCAGAGTAAGCAAGCGTATTGATGTTATATGGATTAGAGGCAATCATGATGGTGAAGCAAAAATCATATCTAATTTAATTGGCGTAGATTTTGTAGATGAATTTTTCTTTGATAGTGGCGATAAGATAATATCATGTTTACATGGTGATCGGTTCGATGATTTTATCTATAAGTATCCAAATACTAGCAAGTTAGCAGACTATATTTATAGATTAGTACAAAAGGTAAATAGAAATGTTTTACCCAAACTATTGAAATCTAGCTCTAAAATCTATCTTCGATGCGTTGAACACATTCAAAATAAATCAATTGCATACGCTATAGAAAAAGAAGTAGACATCGTTTGTGTTGGACACACACATAAGCCAACAATTGAGGTAGTAAAAAATACTACGTATGTAAATAGTGGCTGTTGGACAGAAAAACAATGTACATATATTGAAATAAAAGACGGGAAAGCAAATCTTAAATACTATATATCTTAATCATTTTAATCTTTTGAATTTCAATGATTCTCGTAAAGTTTGCAGTGTAGACTTTTGGCTGCAAGCTGTATAATAGATTGGGCAGGATAGAATTCATTGGAAATTTAATGTGAATAATTTATTGCAGATAAGTGAGCATATTTATAAGAGTGTATATGGATACTTTATACTTAGAAACAATAAGTGGATGTTTACTCCACTAGAAAAAGAATTTGATACTGACGATCTAATGAATATATCAGACATTCTTAGAAATTTAAACGAAAATGAACTACGAACAATTTGTTAAAACGGTTGATCAAGTCTTAAGTTTCTTAAAGAAGAATGGATACTATCAAAATGAGTAATTATTTAAATTTTGATATACCTATATTTACATCTTATTTGGATTCATCTTTTCTATATAATAAGCCTTCAAACATAAACGCTAAACGTATTCCAGTAGAAGTTTTTTCTTATACAAGTATACCACAAAGATGCGGTTTGTTTTCTATAATGACTGAGTACGGCAGTCAACACGCTAGAGTTCCTATTCATTATTTAAGAACGGATGAAATCGGAGGAACAGACTATCCTTTAGATTGGATTCAACTGTGGGATAGCTTAAGTTACTATGGAAGTGTCAATATTAATGCCTATACTAAAAATAGGGCAGCTAATATAATACTAAAAAATAAACAGATTGAAAAAGTTAAATACTTATTTACAATTGATTGGTGTTTTGGTACACATTATCAATTTAATTATGGAGAGATGGCAGCAGGACATAAATGTGGTCATGTATTTGAAGGCGACGGTCAGTATTTTATACAACCAAACAATAGAGTATTATGGATGGATGGCGGTAGCTGGATAGCGAAAAAATTTGATAAAAAACCAGATTGGAAAGTTTTTAGTCAAGAATTTAGTTGCGAAAACACTGGCAGTAGATGGATTAGCGAATCAACAGAAGAAGAATACTTTTACTCATTTAAAGAAATAGACAATAATGTTGAAAAATAGATTTAATTATTGGACTTGTAGCAAATTCGCAGACTTTATTCGCGGAATAGAAAAACCATTTGCTTTAGAATTGAAAGAGTGGGACGAATGGAAAGATACACAAAAAAAAGAACGTCCAATTAGATTTTGGTTAAGTGATAAGCTATTGGGATATATGCAGGATGTAATATATTTTCCTTATGACATATATAGCCATTGTAAACACTATATACGAAACAGGTGGATTGATAAAAGGCATTATCTTAAAACTGGATTAAAACCTGGACATTATTATGAATTCGATGAAAGAATTCTACACGGTCTTTTTAATGAACTAATTGATTATGTTGAGATTGAGTGCGCCCACTTAAGTCTTTTTAATGAAGACAAAAAGTACACAGTTAAAAATGGAAGATGTATAGAAGCTGCCTATGATTACTTTGAGTGGTCTAATAATCTTAAAGAAGAAGGTGAAGATAATAATGAAACATTATCTGAACAAGCAATACAGTCCAGAGAGTTGCAAGAATTGTATGAGTGGTGGAAACTAAAGAGGCCACTAAGAAAAGATCCATATGAATTAAGTGGGTGGAAAACTCACTGTGAGATAAGTGAAGATCATCTATTTAATAATGATATTTCAGAAGAAATAATAAAAGAAGTTAATCAAATTCTAACGACGCTTGATAATATAGAGCAGTCTCAATATGATGAAGATACAAATATGCTAATAAGACTTATAAAGTTAAGGAGACACTTATGGATATAAAATATTCTACATCTCCAGATAAAGGCTCTTTTTATAAACAGATTTGGGATAAACAACTTGAAGAAGGAAAAACTAGCAGAGATATATATGATGCCATGATGGCTATTCTAAAAGAGCGAGAGGATATTGAAGTGACAATTGATAAAAAATACAAATTAGAATACGATTTACGATCTAGTCAAGATATATTAAACAAGGCTAGAAATAGCAATGTTTATAGTCAAAATCTTTATGCAGCATTATGCAACAATCAATTCTTTTACAGCGACAAGAAATGGAGTTGTTCTTGGAGATGTGCTGGTGGAATAGTTGCCGATATTTTAGAACGCGGAGATTATATTGATTGGTATTGTAGTGGAATGGAGGCTGACATAACTAATGGTTATGTTCCAGAGGGAGAAATCACAGAAGAAATTAAACTAGATTTAATCAAACTAGGATGGATTGTGAGAGAAGAATATGAGTGAAAATTTACCAGATAGTAAAATTCCCTGGTGGGATAATGAATATGAAGGAGTTTACAGTGATGATCCAGAAGATGGATATCCATATGACATGGGAACAAAAGTGCAGGAATGAGAACCTTTAAAGAAAAAACAATCAAAGTAATTGATGATGTACACTGTGATGGTTGTGGTAAAAGCACAACTAATTTTGTTGATGTTGGGCCAGACTATGCAACTTTAGAAAGTTGTTGGGGATATGGGTCAAATAACGATGGTACAAAATACAGTATTGAGCTTTGTGAAACTTGTTTCTTTGAGGTTCTAAACTTTATTAAGAACAAAAGAAGGAAAGCTTTGGGACCATTTAATTATCCTTACGATAAAGACCCTCTACTTGGTCAAGATTATTTTTAATGTTCCCACTTGACAGTGCCGATAAATGAAGTATAATCAAGAGCAGACAAAACATAGATATGGAGGCGATATGGCTAAACAGAGGAAACAAGTCTCTTTAGATTTTATTGAATATACGCAAAGAACAATTAATGACTTGCTTGCTAGTGAGATACCACAATTTGCAAAACATAAACTTTGTATAATGATGGAAAAACTTCTTAGAGATATGAAGCAAGAAGAAAACAATTATAAATATCTATATTGGAATCGTTACGGAAAGTTAGATTGGGATGCAGAAAAAAACATACATCTTAAAAAGCTTTCTATAGGTGATAAAATTAGCATACCAAAAGAATATATAACTGGACCAGAATATAACAAAATTAGAGATGATGACAAAGATAATTATATTCATCCAATAGAGGGTGAGTGGTCAAGAGAATATTGTTAAGGAGATAAAAATGGATAGATATAAAAATGTAAATTTTGATTTCGGTATACCAAACAGGTTTGATCTTGAGCAGGCTATTACAGGTCAACTCAGTGTTAATGACAACCTACAAGTAATTATCGAAGATGTTCTTGAGGGTAACAACCTATGTCTTGATAGTGATGAATTGGTCAATACTCTTCAGGGCGTAATAAATCTTCACCAAATGCGATACAACAAGCTATGGGAAGTGTTTACCGCACTGTTTAAACTTGATGAACATAACGACGAAAATTTTAAAAAGGAATACGAATGAAAAAGAAACTTGTAAAAATAGTACTGTGCGATCCGCCGGGAAGTTATTGTAACAATGAAGCATTTGAAGTAAAGAAAGTTATTAATACTCTTGAGGTTAAGGTTGGCGAATATGTTGATGAAAAACTTGTAAATGATTGGATTCGCCGCAGGGATAATTGGAACATTGAATTTGTCAGGTGATGCTAAAGAATTGCTTGACAGGGGCCGATAATAGTTGTATGATGGAGAAGCCAACGCGGGAGTATAGCCCAACGGCAGAGGCAAAGGACTTAAAATCCTTCAAGTGTCGGTTCGAATCCGACTACTCCTATTTTGGCCCCATAGTTAAATGGATATAACAGGACTCTTCTAAAGTCTAGTTAGAGGTTCGATTCCTCTTGGGGCTATTTTGTGCAACTGTTCTGAATCTCAGCTATAATATTGTAGAGAATGGAATCTCTGCAATATATTAGTGTATATTATCATAGCACCACTCTTAAGGAGATAGCTATGATAAAAAATAGTTTAGCCAACGTATTATTAATTTCTGCACTAATATCAATAGTATCTTTATTTTGTTTTGCTGGTGATATATCAAATCAAAAAGTATTAATTATCTTTTCAGCCGATTGGTGTGCTTATTGCCAAAAAGTTAAAGATGATATAAACCATGATCCAGAAATTTCAGAAATTATTAAAGATTATGAAGTAATTATTGTTGATTTTGATAGAGACAAAGAATTAGTAGAAGGGTATGGAGTGAAGTCTTTACCTACAATTATTAAAAAATATCAAGGTAAAACATTTACTAAAGTAGGGTATAAAAACAAAAGGGATTTAAAAAACTTTCTTAAATAGGGCCGACAAAGGTATCGATTGGATAAAAATTAGTATAATTAGCAAGTAGTAGGTGGTATGGTGGCTACTTTAAAACCATACTAAACGCTTTAACTGGCGAAACACAGTTAGCTCTTGCAGCTTAATTAAGCTGTAACAATCTTAGGAAGCGATGCGGGGAGCGTCCAAAAGATTGTCGTAAAATCCTGCTGGATTAGAGTGGTCAACTTATTCTAATTGAGATAAATAGGTTGAAAAGTCTATTTAATATCTTGTTCGTTAGAGCTTAAATAGTCTGATAAATAACGAAATAAACTTGTAGAGATTATCCTAATATTATCGCAAGACACGGGTTCGACTCCCGTTCGGTCCACTTAAAGTGTATATATGTTTAGGTTTATAGATAATTTTGGTAGATCATCTTCTTGGAATAAAGTTAGAAATGACTACATTAAAAATAATCCTAAATGTGCAGCTTGTGGAAAAATTAAAAACTTAGAAGTTCATCACATAATTCCATACAAGATAGATAAAACTAAAGAATTGGATATAGACAATTTAATCACTCTTTGTAGAGATCATTGCCATTTTGTATTTGGTCACTTCATGGATTGGAAAAGTTATAATCCAGAAGTCAAAGAAGATGCCTCAAGATACCTAGCAAAAATAAAACAAAAATCATATCTAGAAGAATTTCAATCACAGATGAGTGAGAACGCATATGATAAAAATAATTTTTTCCATAGTGTTATATGCTATATTGACAACATTGTTAAGTGCTGGTACAACAGATCCTAACATAAGTGACGTCAAGTACGTTGAATATGGAACAAAACATGAGTGCGTTGTATCTATTTTTGGAACAATAACTGAAGATGATAAGGAATTCTTTGCTTCAGCTGTTTTAATTAGACCAAAAATAATTATTACGGCAGCTCATGTAATTAAAGATACGTATAAGTCTTTCATCAAATTTAAAGATGAAGATATCAAAATTGAATATGTTATTTATCCTAAAGCATTTAATGAAAACAGCATTAACAAATTTGATATTGCTATATGCTTATTAGAAAAACCCTGTAATATTGATTTTTATCCAGAACTATATTGCGATGATGACGAGTTAGGTAAAGTGTGTAGCATTGCAGGATTTGGTATGCACGGCACTTACGATAAGGGTATAACATCTTATGACGGAAAGAAGAGGGCGGGAGCAAATATAGTAGAAGAAATATCAGATGATATGCTTTTTTGCACACTGTCAAATAAAAAAACTAATTTAGAAATATTAGCATCAACTGGTGATAGTGGTGGTGGTTTGTTTATAAATCAAAAACTTGCTGGCATAAATTCTATTGTTTGGACAAAAGAAAAAAACGGTAAACTAGATTCAAACTTATTAGATGGTTCTGGACACACAAGAATTAGTTTACATATAGATTGGCTTAAGAAGGTAATTGCGGCACTAGAAAAAGTTGAAAAATGAATTCAGTTAAATTTATTAGCATTACTCCAAATGCAGAGAAATTAATTGCGTATTGTGCTAGGGTATCTAATCCTAGTAATCAAGAAAGTGAAAACTACGCCAAGTTAATTGAATATTGTATAAAAAACAAGCACTGGAGCATATTTGAACAAGCTTTTATGACTGTGGAAATTATTACCACAAGGGGTATTGCTGCTCAAATTTTAAGACATAAGAGTTGCAACTTTCAAGAGTTTAGTCAAAGGTATGCAGACACAAGTATTCTTAATGAAGATATCCCACTATTTGAATTACGCAGACAAGATAATAAAAATAGACAAAACAGTATTGATGATGTAAGCGATGAAATAAAAGCAAAGTGGAATACGAAAATACGCGAACATTTTGCAAAAAGTAAGGCTTTATATGACGGTATGTTAAAGGATGGCATCGCTAAAGAAAGTGCAAGATTTGTTTTGCCAATAGCAACACCAACAAAGATGTATATGAGTGCTAGCATTAGATCATTTATACATTGGATTGAACTAAGAAGTTCTAATGGTACACAGAAAGAACATATGGATATAGCAAATGCTTGTAAGGAAATTTTCATAGAACAATTACCTATTATTTCGGAGGCTCTTGATTGGCGATGATTGAGGTTCATATAACAGAAAATGATATTGTTAAAGCTATAAAAAATACTTCCCTTACGCCATATGGAATAGCGCTTTGTAGAGCATTTAGTTGCTCTTTAGAACAGATAGAAATTAAAAATCACCACATAAATGTGTGGTTAAATGATGACTCAAGTTATATTGCTTTTGAGTTTAGCACAAAAGAAGATAGATATCTTTTTGAATATTTCAAGGATAAGTGGGAAGAGTTTTTTGAATCTGATAGTGAAGAATTTTTAGAAAGCCCAATTAAAATATTTTTAGATGGTGATGACGAAGCTTTGAAAGTTGATTGCACTAGATTTATAGATCGCCCAAGTGCTGATAAAAAAAATCCAAAGTTCCGCTTGACAGATGACGATGAATGATGTATACTTGAAGCATAAGTTTTGAAGCATTTAAAGGAGATTTTGCCAAATGAAATTGCACACTGGTACGCACACTGTTGAAAAGTCTGAAAATTTTGAAGAGAATCGTTTTAGCATTGAAGCGTCAGCTAAAGCTTTTATGATTCTTTCTGATGGACTTTATTCTAATAAAATTCTTGCCGTCGTGCGAGAGTTGTCTACAAACGCTTATGATTCACATGTTGACGCTAAGTGTGTAGACAAACCTTTTGAAGTGCATCTTCCCACTCGTATTGAGCCATATTTTTATGTGCGTGACTTTGGTACTAGCATGTGCCATGAAGATTGCATGACACTTTATACAACATATTTTCGCAGTACTCGAAATAATAGCAATGATTCTGTCGGATGTCTTGGTTTGGGAAGCAAGGCACCGTTCGCCTATACAGATAGCTTTACTGTTGAGGCTTATTTCAACAACGTAAAGCGTATATATTCAGCACATCGTGATAATAATGGCAATCCGACATTTTCACTTATGGATACAGTAGAAACAAATGATCCTAATGGCATCAAGGTTTCTATGCCAGTTAAGGCAGATGATATGGATACTTTTCAGGAAGAAGCTGAGAATGTTTTCCAATATTTTAAAGTTAGGCCGACACTTACTGGAAACAATGAAATCTATTATAGTGACGAACAAACTCTTTTGAGGTCAAATGACAATACGTGGGAGTTTAATACTGGCGATCATTCTAATAAGATCATTATGGGACAAATTGCTTACCCAATTAATAATGATAGTATCTCTTCACGATATAGTGATGATGATAAGATTGGTAATTTTCTGTGGCATTCTAGTGGACTCAGACTTTATGTAAACATTGGCGATGTAGATATTACTCCTAGTCGTGAATCTTTGTCATATACTCCAGAGACAAAGAAGAATATTAGGAATCTTTTAAACAAGGTTATTAATGATATCAAGGAGACTGTGGAAGATGCTATTAAGTCTCAACCAACACTGTATCTTGCTAGAAAGAAGTTTCTAGATATTGAAAGTCAGTGTGCGTCAGTAAAATCTGCAATGGATAGTCTTAATAATGCTATTGAGTGGAACGGTCAAAAGATTTTTGACTCAATGGTTGGCAATAAGATTAAAGCTGAAAATATGGGCATAAAGCAAATTCACAAGTCTGGCTATCGCTCTAAGTCAGAGACTAATAAAGATATCAAAGAAATTACCATGAATAAGACTATCAAGTTTTACATTGATAACTGTGTTCGCGGTGGAATGGGTAGGATAAGGCAAGACCTAAAGGAAAACTATGGTTCTAATAGTTACACAGCCTATATCTATGTTCTTGGTGCTGTCGAAACTGTAGACAACAATAGGTTTCTTGATATTCTTGGTAATGCTACTAAAGATGATGTGGTATTGACAGAATCTTTGCCAAAAGTTCAACGTAATAATAGTGGTGGTGGGTCTGGATCTACCGTTGATTACTCAGAAGTTAATTATTACGATCAAGAAGCAGCAAAAATCCTTACTGATAAAATGAGCGTCAAGGTTGAAAACGCTGTATATATCCCAACTAAGAAGGGTCAGTGCCATATTCAGGGAAGGGTATTTGACATGACTCAAATTGCTAATATTATTGGATATATTTATGAAGATATTGATACAGATAAGACGTTTTACTTCTTAACTCCATCCCAAATTAAAGCTAGGAAGTTGGACGAGCGTGATAACTGGCTATCTGAAAACCACCTGTTTGAGCTTATTAAAGAAATCGGTGATTATTACGCTGATGATATCAATAAGATAAAGCACCAAGACCAGATTGGTTATGGTTACAAGTGGAAGGAAGTTTTTAAGAAGACAAAGACTAATAATAAAGCTAAAGAAATTATCATGGAATATGAGGAATACAAAAGTTCTATTGACAAAATGAGTGACAAGTGCGAAAATGTATTCAGCGTTTGTCGATCTTTTGGAATGAATATGCACTCTTCAAATCCAAATGTGAACTATAAAGCCCGTTTTGAGAATCCTCTTAACAAAGAAATTTCAAAATATCCAATGCTTTCAGGAAATGTTCTGAATACTTTGTGGTCAGATGAGCAACAGAGGGTTGTTGCAGAGTATATTGATATTGTAGAAGAAAACGCTAAACTGATTGAAGCATAAATAAAGGAGAAGTTATGAGTTATATAATTGCTAATGATGGTAATGTTACTGCTGTTATGGCTGGAGAAGTTTACACTTTTGGTAAATCGCACCCAAGATATGAACGCTTGATTCAGCATATTAAGAACAATAATATTGAATATTTTGAAGCCACATACGATGTTGTTTCACAGATTAATGAATATTGTGATGGTTACGTTAGTGCGAACGGTGGTAAGATGCAATGGGATGGCATCACCATGCCCGATATGTTCACAGGAACAATTATGGATATGATTCAACAGGGTTATCCTTTTGAGCCAATGCTTAATTTTCTTGATAACATGAGTCAGAATCCATCTGATCATGCCATTGTTGAATTGTTTGAGTTTATGGAAAACAAGAATATGCCAATCACACCTGACGGACACTTCTTGGCATATAAAGCTGTGAAGGGTAACTACAAAGATATTTACTCTTCAACGTTTGATAATTCAGTTGGTAGCGTTTGTTCTGTTCCACGTAATCAAGTTGATAGCAATCGTAATAATGGTTGCGGTAAAGGCTTGCACGTTGGAGCATTTGATTATGCTAAGTCCTACGGTGGAATTGATCTTGATGATAATGAAGGTGGTGCTGGTAATAAGCTTATGATTTGCAAGGTAAATCCACGCGACGTTGTAAGTGTTCCAAGCGACCATCGATTCCAAAAGCTTCGTTGTTGCCGATACGAGGTTGTTAGTGAATTTGAAGATTTGTTCAAGACTGTTGTTCACATGACCAAAGATGATATCGCACATGAAAATCTTAAGAAGCGTAATCGTGAGTGGGTTGTTGAAGTGACAGCAAAACTTGAACGTGTAAATAAGGTTCTTAAGAAGAGAGAGTTAGCAAACGTCTAATTTATTAATGGGTAGTGGGGTAGAAATACCCCATTACTCATATATTATGGAGAGTACATGAAAATTATACAGGAAACAAAGCTAGATTTTGACGATGTTTTGATAGTGCCACAAAGGTCTACATTAACAAGTAGATCAGAAATAAAACTTGAAAGAACTCTTCAATTTTATCATAGTACTAGATCTTGGACAGGTATACCTATCATGTGTGCAAACATGAGTTTTTGCAGTTTTAATATTGCTAAGACTTTGGCCAAATATAAAATGATAGCATGTCTTCATAAATATCACAAAGTAGATGAAATTGTACAATACTTTCAAGAGTATCCAGAAAATCTAGAGTATACATTTGTTTCTATTGGTTATAAAAACAGTGAAATCAATCACTTGTTAGAGATTAAAGATAAACTTGGTAAGCAACCTAATATATGTATAGATGTTCCTAATGGTCATATGGATGTATTTGTAAAATACTGTAAGAAGGTAAGAGATAATTTTCCAGAATCAATTATAATAGCAGGAAATGTTACAAACCCATCATCAACTCAAGAGTTATTGATATATGGTGGAGTAGATATTGTAAAAGTTGGCATTGGTGGGGGATCAGCATGTAGTACAAGATTCGTTACTGGATGTGGCTTCCCTCAGTTGTCTGCCTGTTTAGAAAATTCATACGTAGCTCACGGGCTACAGAGCGGAATTAAAAAACTGGGCCTCGTATGCTCTGATGGTGGACATAAAAATACTGGCGATGTAGCCAAAGCTCTATGTGCTGGTGCGGATTTTATAATGTTGGGTGGATATTTTGCTGGAACAGAAGAGTGCGATGGAGAATGGGAGTATGAATATAAATCTAGAACAACAAACAAAAATATAGATGACTATAGTGAAGACATGTGGTGGCAACCAATCGATCCAGGATATCCTACCAACAAAAGAAAAATTAAGTTTACTTATTATGGAATGAGTACTCATATAGCTCAAAATACTTATGAGAAAAATATTAAAAATTATAGAGCCAGCGAAGGTACAAGAATTGTGGTAAAATATAAAGGGGAACTAAAACAAGTAATTCAAGAGCTTTTGGGTGGAATAAGATCTTGTTGTTGTTACATAGGGTCGGATTCTATTAAAAATATGCCAAGGTGTGCAGAATTATGCGTAGTAAATACGTTACATAACAATAAAAATCCAACACTGGGTGTTTAATGGCTATACCAGCTTTAGTTATATCGACATTGTGTTATTTAATTACATGTATTAGCTGTTTTGTTCAAAAAGATCATCCACACGGTATGATGTGGGCTGGATATGTTTTTGCTAATATAGGATTATTATGGTATGAGTATTCAAAATTGGGATCATAGATTTTTAGTTCTAGCCAAACTAATAGGATCATGGTCAAAAGACCCGTCCACTCAAGTTGGGGCTGTTATTGTTGATGAGAATAATCGTATTGTATCTGTGGGATACAACGGATTCCCTCAAAATATAAAAGATGATGATAGACTTTATGATAGAGAAACAAAATACAAAATTGTTGTTCACGGAGAAATTAACGCTATATTATTTGCTAACAGATCAATAACTGGATGTACATTATATACATTTCCATTTGAACCGTGTCCAAGGTGTGCTGGGTTAATAATTCAGTCTGGTATTAAGAGAGTAGTTTCTTTGGTAAATAATATTGATAGGTGGGAAGAAGACTTTAAGGTAACGAGGCAACTTTTTAAAGAAGCAAACATTGCAATGGACTACTACGATGGAGTATAATAAAGAGGAAAAACTTGAGTCTATACGCAGATTGGTTAATGATTGCTATATTAGTAATAATGGTAATATTCTAGCAGAATTAATATTTAAACTAGAAAAAGACTATGTAGAATTAGCAGAACTATCGACCGATGGAGCGTATAATAGAAACTGGACGCATGAAGAAGTATTAGACTATTTAACATATTCATAAGGAAATAAAATGTCAATATTAGCTATGGCAGAAGCGCATGTAGAAAATGTAAAACAAAAAATCATTGAGCTACAGGCACAAAAAAATATGATAGATACAGAAATTGTAAAACTTAGTAATTATTTGAAAGATTGTCACACAGAACTTTCTAAAGAAGTTACTAGAGATAATGTAGTAAGTGAGTAAATTTTTAAAGCAAAAGGAGATAAATATGAATATATCAGATTTTCTAGATCGACTATACAACATTTCTGGATCGTATAGATGGTCAATTGATAATAAGAAGGTTTCAGCTGAGATTCAGAGCGGCCCTCTACGTGGCTTTACATTAAATCCAATTACTGCACTTGCTCATAAGTCTGGTCTTGGATTGTTTAGCAACACAAGAGAAGGCACTGAATTTGCAGCTAGTCTTCTAGGTCTATCACGTAGTGAGGCACGATCTATATATAGTGCTATTCTTGGTAGTTTTAATCACGGTAATACTCAGGTAGTTAGAGGTCGTATTCGCTCTACACTGGAGGTATAATGAATATTAACACTTGGCTTGGTTGTGGAAGATTAACTAAGGATGCTGACTTTAATGTAACCCAAAAGGGTACATCTATGGCAAAGTTTAGAATGGCTGTTAATGATCGTAGAAACGATGAAACTCTTTATCTAAATGTGCTATGCTTTGGTAAGATGGCTGAATCTTTAAAGACTCATCTAACAAAGGGTAGATTAGTTGGTGTTCAGGGTAAGATCAAGGTTGAGGATTATCAAGATAAAAATGGTAATCCTAGAAATTCAGTTTGCGTAATGGCAGATGATATTTCTCTTGGGCCAGCAAGCACAACAACTGCTAACAATGAAGAGAATGTCACAGAAGAGTGATATTTTTATTTTAACAATTCAGTCCATCTCTATCAATTGGTAGGGATGGATTGTTTTGTTTAAAGACGATGCTTGACAAATGACGATAATCTGGTATAATGCAAGCAAGGAGACTCTTTATGAATCAACAGCCATTTGAGGGATTGACTCAAATCCTAGCTTCTGTTTTTATTTTATACACACTGTACAACTTTGTTAAATACAGTCAGAACCCAAACGCAAAAGGCTTTAGTGATATATATGAGTTGGGATATGTATATGAAAAAACTCCAACAAGCGCTGTTGCAATTAATGCTACTGTAAGTTTGCCAAAGATCAAAAAAGCACAGCCACAGAAGCAAACGAGAAAGCCAGATGTAATAAAGCCCACTCACGAAAAGAAAGAAAAGACAACGGAGGTAGTTAAAAAAACTCCAAAGCGTTATAATCAACTTCAACAAGATTGTTATGACGCTCTAATCTCTCTTGGTATGAAAAAGAAGGAAGCGACGTTTGTTGTGAATTCTACATTTAATAAGACTGATGTTTCGACCGTACAAGATTTTCTAAAAATTGCACTAATAAGACCTAACAAATGAATATACTTGAACAATCTTACAATATTTCATTAGGGTTACTTCCAAAAGCCAAACAAGCAAGAAATACTAAGAATAAATTTTTCCATTTTGCTTTTGCTTATAAAAAGAACAAATTGTTGGCAATAGGACAAAACAATCCTGAAAAAACTCATACTCAAGCATTGATGCTCTCTAAAAGGTTTTTAAATGAGGAAACTGATTATCCCTACCTACACGCAGAAACAGATGTTATATCGAAACTGTGGGGAAAATATTATATAGATAACGCAGTTAAATTAGTGATAGTTAGACTTAATAAGCGTGGAGCATTAAGATGTAGCAAACCATGTGAAAGATGCGACGAAATTATTAAATCTTTAGGTATAAATAAATTATGGTGGAGTATAGATAATGGATTTGACAAATAATCTACAAGGCATGAGAACATATCTTGTTGGTGCTATGGATAGAGTACCAGACGGCGGTATACAGTGGAGAGATAAGATAACTCCACTTCTTGAACAAATGAATGTAAATGTCATTAACCCTTGCAATAAACCAATATATTCAGTTACAGAAGACGAAGAAACTCGCAGTAGTATTGATAAACTTAAAAATTTAGAACAATATGACACAATAAGGCAAATGTATGGAAATATCAGAAATGCAGATTTAAGATGTGTAGACATATCAGATTTTATAGTTTGTCACATAGATATATCTATTCATGCTTGTGGAACATATGAAGAAATTGTTACTGCTAATAGGCAAAAAAAACCTGTTTTAATATGGTGCGAACAAGGCAAAAGATATGCTCCAAATTGGTTGTTTTTTATGTTACCTCACGAACATATTTTTAACACTATGGAAGAGTTAGTGGATTATCTAAAACATATAGACACATTAAAAAATACTGAAAATCTTAGTAGGTGGTTCTTTTTCAAACAACACATCGTAGGAAGATTATGAATATAAATATCATTGGACCAATAAATCAATTAGGCTACGGTATTACATCTCTCAATATCACAAAAGCTCTACATAAAAATAATAAAGTTTCTCTATTTGTTATAGGTCAACCTCAAGTAACTAATCAAGAGGATGCTGATATAGTATCTGAGTGCATAAAAAATAGTAAGTTTTTTGACTACGATGCTCCATGTGTTAGAATATGGCATCAAAATGATATGTCTCAATTTGTTGGTCGCGGCAACCATATAGGATTTCCAATATTTGAGCTTGATACTCTAGATGATTTGGAAAGACACCACCTTTCATATCCAAAAAAAATATTTGTGTGTTCGCAATGGGCGAAAGAAGTCTTAGTTAATAACAATATTAACCAAGAGATACACGTTGTGCCTCTTGGAGTAGATCAAAATATTTTCAAGCCATGTTTACCTAATCTTAATCCAAAGACTGTGTTTTTTAATTGCGGCAAGTGGGAAATAAGAAAGGGTCATGACATATTACCAATAATTTTTAATAAAGCGTTTGAAGAAAGTGATAATGTTGAACTATGGATGATGAATAGCAACCCATTCTTATCAGAGCAAGAAACCAAAGAGTGGCAAAGAAAATATATCAATACTAAATTAGGCAATAAGATAAGATTTATACCTAAAAAGAACACGCAGGAAGAAGTGTATAATATCATATCTCAAATTGATTGTGGTATTTTCCCATCCAGAGCAGAGGGTTGGAATTTAGAAGTTCTTGAAGTCATGGCTTGTGGGAAACATGTGATAACCACAAATTATTCAGCACATACAGAATTCTGCAATCATCTTAATAGCTTATTAATTAATGTAACATCGCTAGAAAAAGCTTTTGATAATAAATGGTTTTTTAATCAAGGAAATTGGGCGCATATGGGCGATGAGCAAGTAGAACAATGCTTACATCACATGAGACATATTCATAATCAAAAACAAAATGGTTCATTAGGTGTAAATATTAATGGAGTAGATACGTCTAATAAATTCACTTGGGATAAATCAGCAGAAAAGATACAAGAATATGTTTAAAAATTTTCTAGACAGTTGGTTTAAAAAATCTGAGCAAGAAAAATTAGATCAAGTTGCAGATCAGAAAAGTGGTGTTGTCGCAATAACTTTTTATACGGACAAAAACGCAATACCTTTTATTGATATAATTTTAGAAGAATATGATGATGCCACACTAACCGCTCTTTGCAAATTGTTGGACGTTTTAAATGGAGAAAATTGTTACTTACAAGTAATAGACATCATTAAAAATGCCATGTTGAAAGATGGCGAAGAGGAAAAATTAATACAAATCTTAAATCACATTAGTCAACAAAAAAAATCACAATTAGAAAGGTACGCAAAGGACAAATTAAAGGACGAACCTTGCATAAAACCTTCAGATATGATTAAATAAAGGAGTCCTTATGAAAAAAGCAATCGGCTGGCAAAAATATGAAGATCATTTAGACAAACAAGTATCTTCTCCATTCTTGCAAAACATTATGATGAAAATAATGTCTAACAGACTAGTAGATGAGGAAGAAAGCGAAGAAGAGGAAGAAGAAGATGGCGATATAATAAATGATTCACATCAAAATATTATGATGCCAATATCTCCACAGCTATTAAATGATATCCAAGTAATAAGCACTTTTGATTGCTGGATTGGTCACACAAATTTTGATATTACCAACTTAATAAAGGATAAGCTTAATAAAGTAGATGGCATTGAGTTACTTAAAATATATAGTAGATATAGATTTTTGATAGGCGTAGGCCACATGTTCAACTTCAAAGAAGTAAGAAAAAGTATTGAGAAAACACTATTAGAGGAATAAATATGAAAAACATTGTTGCAAATATAGATTTTGAAAAGGCGATTAAAAATAAAGACTATGTTAAGATCATGAATAAGGCGTCTCAGAGATTTAGAAACCAATTAGATGCAGATATTATTAATTCATGCCAACTTACAGCATTATGGAAAGCTTTACAAGCATTCGATAGCTCAAAGAATGTCAAGTTTACCACTTTCTTATATAAAGGAGTCTTTATAGAGTGCATGAAGGAAATAAAGATATACAATAAGGGTAAGCGGTGTGCTGGTAAATTACACGATAATATACCTCAGAGTTTCTATAATCAAGAAATATTAGAATTAAAGGATGAGTTAGGTAGTGAGGAAGATTACCAATTATTAGTAGATAGATTTATTTCAAGAATGACTATTAACGAAATAGCGATATCTAAAAAAACTAATAGGGAGAAGATAAGAAAAAGGATAAATAGGATAGTAGAAAAATTGGTACAATAGGTGTATTAATAAACTAGGAGTCTGGACTTTGCAAGGAAAATAGGAATATTTTATATTTGAACTATGGAGAAAATATTATGGCTACAACAAAAGCAAAGTCTGCAAACGCAGTTAAAAACAATGGCGGTACGGTTGTAAATGGTGGAACAGTAGAGGCTGGCACACCAATTACAAACAATGTAAACCTAAATGAACTTACTCAGTCAAATGATTATGGCTCAAAAGTAGTGCAAAATAGCGCAGTAAGTGACGGATTTTCAGATCCAGATGGCGTAACAAAGGCAAAAAGCAGTGGAACTTTTGCTTACTTTCCAAACGCAAGAACTGGCGAAAGAAATTTCCTATTGAAGACTGCTGGTGAAGCATCTTCAAAGATAAATAATGTAGCAACTGATCTATTAAATATTCCCGGCTCACAATACGCAGGAGTAAGCCGCGACAGTATTCATAAGACTGTTAGTACAAGAAGAATTGGCGAATACGCAAGTACTAAGTTTGATCTTTTAGCTCCACCCTCAAGCGGAGTTGTCCCAGGAAGAACACGCGGAGCAAACTCTGGCGCTAATTCAAACTTTGTTCAGAAGAATGGTTCTACAGCAGCAGTAGACGATGCTGCAAGTCCAACAAGGGCTGTTCCCGGCGAACTTACTTACCATTTTGGCGGTTTAGCTAAACCATTTAGCACAACCTACAAGGCTAGTGATTCATACGAATCCTAATTTTATTATAGATTCTAGCCCCCTTCGGGGGGCTAGACATTTGTAGGAGTATTATATGCTTAATTTAAATCCAGAATATATAACTATTTTTTTGACCATTGTTGGCGGTTCATGCACTTTTGGTAGTCTAGTATGGATAAAATTTCTAAAGCCAGTACTAAAACTAGTTAAAAATCAAGATTTTTTTACAGAATCAGTAAAAGAATTGCGCAAAGAATTAATGACAAATGGCGGAAACAGCTTAAAAGATTCTATAATAGAGCTTAAAAAAATATGCACTATAATAGATAAAAGACAAAGAGTTATAGAGCAAAGAACAAGAGCATCGATGCACTATAATGAGATAGCATTGTTTGAAACAGATCATGATGGAAGATTAGTATGGAATAATATTCATCTTCACAAGTTTATAGACGAAAGTAATCTATTCCTAGAAGGATACGATTGGATAAATATAGTTAATGAAGAAGAAAGAAGTGATGTATTAAGTGAATTTAAATCTTGTATAGAAATGAATAGAAGATTTAATAAAGTAACACATAACTCCGATGGCAAGCCGCTAAGATTAATTGGTTATCCATATAAAATTAGCGATGAAGAGCATGGGGGATTTTTAGTCAGCGTATCCGAAACATAAGAGGTATTAAAATGGAACAATCATCAAGATTTTCTTTAAATGTAAACGATTTAGTCAATCTAGGAAAAAACGCATTACTAGTTGGTGCTGGATCACTTTTAACATATGTATTAGAAAATATCAACACTATAGATTGGGGTTCAACTGGAGTATTACTCGTTCCATTTGTAACACTAGTTCTAGACAGTGTTGTTAAGTGGTTGAAAGGCCCAAGATGACTGTAGAATTTAATAAACCTATTGATCTTCTAAAAGCTTATCGTGAAGGTTTTATGGGATCGTGGTGCGATCCTAAAGACACTGATAAGTTATTAGGAGAGCTTCCACATCCACTGTTTGGTGCCGCTGCACACGACCTGTATGGAAGTGGAAAGGGTAAACTAGCACTACCATTTAAAAACGTGTTAACATTTGATCCTAACTTTGGACCATCTGAAAAACAGGTTCAGGGCGACTGTGTTAGTCATGCAACACGAAACGCTGTAGATGTCACACGTTCGTGTGAAATTATTGGTGGTGAAAGAGAAGAATTTGTTGCTAGGGGAGCCGTAGAAGCTATTTATGGCTCTAGAGGTCATGGTGGCGAAGGTATGTCATGCTCAGTAGCAGCAAGGTTTGTAAATAAAGTGGGTGGTTTATTAATTCGAAAACAGTATGGTGATATAGACTTATCCACTTATTCTGGCGTGGGTGGCAAGTGGGGAAGAAGTGGTGTTCCAGAATCATTACTAAAAGAAGCAAAGAAAAATCCAGTAAAAACTATATCATTAATTAACACAATAGAACAGGCAAGAGATGCTATTGCTAATGGTTATGGTATTAGTGTGTGTTCTATGTCTGGATTTTCTAGTAGACGCGATAAAAATGGTATAGCGTCTAGAAGTGGCTCTTGGGCGCACGCGATGGCTTGGGTTGGTATGGACGATACTCATGAAATATATAACGAAACATTATTTTTGGTACAAAATAGCTGGGGTATCTGGAATAATGGCCCAAAACGTCATGACCAACCAGAAGGTAGTTTTTGGATTAGGGAAAAAGATGCAGCGGAAATGCTTTCTGGAAATGGATCTTGGGTATTTAGTGATGTAGATGGATTCCCACCAAGAAAAGTAAACTGGACAATAAATACAGTCTTTTAAGAAAGGTATCACATGGCAGTAACAACAACAGACGTTTGTACTAATGCTGTTTCTGGCGTAGAAACACAAAGAAATGGAACAGTAATAGTTTCATGTTCTAACACGGGAACTTATAAAACAATTACTTCTATCGATACTAGTATCAGTTATAATAATCTAGAAAACAAGCTTACAAATAGATTTGACGATGTTACATATTATACCATTGGTAATGCCACAATAGTGGGAGCTTAATAAATGAGTATTAAAAGAATAAATCAATTACCGGATGGAAGTGGTAATTTAAGCAATGATGATTTATTTATATTTATGGATAATCCATCTGCTAGTGGAGTAACCAAAAAAATAAGCTTAAGTCAATTAAGTAATGCTATAGGTGGCGGTGGTGGAATTTCTAACATTGTAGAAGATTCAACTCCACAGCTTGGTGGCAATTTAGATTTGAATAATAGTAATATTACTGGTACTGGCAATATTAATATTAATGGTAGCGGCTCTTTTTACGAAATATCATTTAATACTTCTCTTGGTGATCCAGATTTAATTATTGGTCAATTGGCTTGGAATCAATATGAGGGAACCTTAGACCTTGGACTAAACGATAACTACAATATGCATCTTGGTGAAGAGATGCTATACAGAGTAAGAAATGGCACTGGATCAACAGTATTAGCTGGCACACCAGTGTATGCTAGCGGTTCAACTACTGGCGGTCATAATAGAATAAATATAGCTCCTCACGTTGCTGACGGAGTTGTTAGAGAAATAAGATTCATGGGGTTGATGACGGAAAATTGTGATACTGGAATTAATGGATATGTTACTCATTTTGGATATATAAGATCGCTAGACACCCGTGGAGATGCTAATACTAATGGTTATGCTAATAAGCTTTGGGCTTCTGGCGAACCTATTTGGTCAGAAGGAGATGTATTATATGTACACCCAACCGTAGCGGGCAAATTAACCAAAGTTGAACCAAGGCACAGTATTAGCGTTGCTATAATATTAAATCGTCATCAAACTCAGGGTAAAATATTTGTAAGACCCACAAGTTTTGGACATTTAGAAGATGACCATGATGTTAATATTAGCGGAGTAGCACATAATGATATTTTAGTATACAATAGTGGGACTCAATATTGGGAAAATAATAGTAGTGTGGTATTTAGTAATATCACAGGAATAACTGGCGCTAGCGGCATAAATAACATTGTACAAATAAATCAAGCAGACTACAACGCTTTAGTTAATAAAGATCCAAACACTGTGTATTTTGTGGTATAATATGAGTAAAATAGGCAGTAATAACTTTAGTATACGAATTGGAAATAGTCTAGTAAGTACATTATACTATGGTTCTAAGTTAATTTATTCAGGAATATTAAGTTTATTTGAATATTCATATAAAATTATGGGTTTAACATATATCACAAAAATTGAAAGTAGTATCTATAATTTAGATTATGATACTTAATAAAAAAGGAGAAAAATATGGCTAATGTCAATCTTAAAAGTCTCACCACTGTATTAGGTGAAAACGCTAGTATAGCGGATATTCCCACAAGTGCTAGTGGTATAGTCACCTGTTCCAGTAATCAAGTTTTAAAAATCAACAGTCTTTATGTTGCTAATATTGACGGTACTAATAGTGCTAATATAACCGCTGATCTACACAATGGCAGTGCCGTATTATCACACTTGGTAAGAAATACGACAATTGGTGCTGGTGGGTCAATCAATATTATAACAGCTGGATCACCAGTATATATTACAGAAGGTCAGACGGTAAGATTGTCAGCTAGCACAAGCGGCGATCTTAGTGGATTTGTTAGTTATGAGAGGATAAGTTAATGAATAGAGCTGGCAAAAATTTTGTTCATCCCAAAGAACCTACAAAAACTACTAACCTAGATGGCTTATGGGGCTTGAATGAAATAAATAACCATATCAAGAATAATAATTGGCCTGACTTAAATATACCTGTAAATGAATATAATGTAGGATTAGCTTATATAAATTATCTAGCTCAAGGATTAAAACCAAATTATAACATTGGCGCTATTTACATAAATATAATATCTTAAGGGTTAAATCAAATGATAAGATCTGGAAGAGGCTTTGGTTGGATTAAAGATCCAACAAAAACTACAAATTTAAGCGGGAGATGGGAAATAAATGAGATTAATAATCATATAATTAATGGCAATTGGCCAAGGTTAAATGAATCACCAAACGAATACAATGTAGGGGCAGCTTATATCAACTATATATCTCAGGGTTTAAAACCAAGATATGATATTGGTGCTACATATCTAAATGTAATCCACTCTGATCCAAAACTAAATATAGGCACTGCCTATCTAAATATTTTATACTAAAGGAGAATTAATATGTCAGTATTAGAAATTGAAGGTTTTGAAAAGTATAGTAGCTTGAATGATATATTATCTCACTATAAGTATGCAACACACCAAACCCCTGTTATAATATCATCAGCAGACTCAACGGGCGTTACCCCAAGAAATAACTTATCTTGTCTAAAAATGACAAGCACACAAACCAATATATTAGGCGGCGATGTAAATTTTAGAATGATTAGATTTCCTAAGTTTGCTATGCAAGAAATACCGGCACATACAAATGGAGTTTTGGGATTTTCATATTACTCCTATGTTCCAACGGGTGGTTCATTTGCTCCCTTTACTCCAATAGCAGCTGTTTGTGATCCAATAGGAAGGCCGCACTTTTTTATCTGTGTTAATGGAAATAGACAGGTAGAATTAAGAAGATGGAATACTAGTGCTAGTATGGGAACAAACGCAGGATTGTCAGCAGCTAATATTACTTGGGACGTTGACCCAAATAACTATTCCAGAGCAATAGTATACGGTATGTATTGCAGCGATGGCACTGTAAATATAAAAGAACATTTTTTTAGCGCACCTTCTTCTGTAAGTCATTGTAACGGGACATTTAATATGACTTATGCTGGTAACGCAATTAATACAAGTGCTTTTACATTAGTTCATACATCAACAGGAACTTTAAATGCTTCATCTTGGAATTATATTGAAGTAGAATATGTAATCTCGTCCTCTTCAACTGGTAGCTTTAAAGTTAGAATAAATAACTTACCATCAGATAATAGTAATACTATTGATAGTCAAGTTAGTAATGTTGCAACTACAACACAATCTAATGGAAATGTTGGGCAAGTAGCTTTTGGAACTTTTTGGGCGCACAGAGCAGACGGTTTGGCTTCTTTTTATAGCGATAAAACCACAAGTACAACAGTTCATTGGATAACATACTTTGACGATATATATCTGTTGCGCAAAGATTCTACGTTACCAAATAATTTCTTAGGAAGTGTTAGTTGCCTGAAGGGCGATTTTGATACGCTGGTTAGCAACACAGCGTCTAGTGGAAATCTAGCAAGTATAAACGACGCTACAATATCGGCAAGTGGTCATATGACTAATAGAGTAGTAATAAATAATTACAATCAAAATATACAAGTAAGATGTTCTGGTCTTGCGGTTGCTGACTCAACAAATGTAAAATTTGTACAGCCAGTAGTTTTAGGCTATGATCTAAGTAGTGTTCCTTTAAAAGTAAGAGCAACACTCAATAGCGCTTCATCTGACAGCGAAATGGTTTTAGAAGGTAATACCATAACTGGAAATGCTAAACTTGGACCAGCTTTTGTTGTTGATCCAAGCAATAACAATTGGACAGGAAGCGGCGTGAAAAACACAATATTTCTTTTCGGAGCATAAAATGATAAATCAAATAATAGGATTAAATGGACCACACATTAATGTAATGTCTCATCTTTTAAAACTTTCTGGTTTTTATTTTAATGAATCATTAGATCAAGATGATCTAGAAAATTATACTAAGAGTGACACCTTGTATTCATTTTATGGACATGTGCCTTATGATTCTTTTGATTTAGATCAGCCTTATATTAATGAACTTTTTGGATTCTTAAGAAAAGCAAACGATTTTTCAACAAATAACTTTAGAGATATAGTTTGCACACAATATCTTTTAAACACTCCATTTATTGGAAGAGTGATATATATAAAATATACTTTTGAGGACTTAAAAAATAGCATTGGTGAAATTGTAGAACAAAATTTTTACGAACAAAATAAACAGCAACTAGAAGACTTTATCAGAAAGTGTGAAGATAGTAATTGGCAATTTATAGAAATAGACTATAAACAATTTACTCAAGATCATGAATATAGAAAAACCATCTTGGAAAATTTATCTTGTGATATAAACAATATAGAAGACCTGTGGAAAAAAATAAACAAAGAATCAGAAATAACAAAATTTGATGATTTGATGGAAAAATATAATGACCTATATGTTAAAAGGTATATTGCGACAAATCTATAGTTTCCGATGGCTGCAAAAATAACAATACCAATCCTTGAATATCATTTGACAAATTCTTGCAATTTGGCTTGTGAAAGCTGTAGCCACTATACAAATATACTAAAAGGAAATACAAAAAAACCAAGCGATTTAGAAGAACACCTATTATCTTGGTCAAAAATATTAGATATAAAACAATTCAATATACTTGGCGGTGAACCATTTATAAATAAAAATATTGGTGAATTTTGTTTTGTTGCTAGAAGCATATTTCCAAATTCTAAGATAATAATTTATACAAACGGTTTGCTTCTTGATAAAATAAAGAACATGGATGTCATACTTCAAAGTATAATTAATAACAAAATTAATATTCAAGTTACTATACATAGCACATCAAAAAATTATGCTGACGATTTGAAACCAAATCTAGAAATATTAAAATATTGGAAGTCTTTAGGAGTAAATGTAGGTAAAAAAGACGGCGTGACAAATTGGACAAAAAGATATCACACTAATACTGATGGGACCATATCTCCATTTGAAGATAATGATCAAGAAAAAAGCTGGAATATATGCCCCTGTAAATATTGCGCAATTTTAATTGACGATAAAATCTATAAATGCGCACCGTTAGCTTACTTGCCGGAAATGAAAGAAGTAAATAAAACAACGCCAGAATTTGATCAGTATCTCAAATATAAACCAATATCTTATTCTGAGCCAATAGAAAAAATTCAAGAGTTTTTTGACCGTAACTATAAATCAGAAAGTTTTTGTAGCATGTGTCCGTCACAGATGATAAAAATAAAGAACAAGCCAATATGATAACGCTGGGATTAGTAGTCAAAGATGAATCAAAATATTTAAAAGAGTGGATACTGTACCACAGATTAATTGGCGTTGATAATTTCTCAATTTACCTTCATAACAATACAGATAATTCTGCGGACATTCTTGGGGATTTGGGAGTTAACTTTAAAAATGTGTATAGCGAATCTCTTGGATTTGAAGTAAAAAATAAACTATACACAGAAATAATACAAGAAGCAAGCACAGAATTTGTTTGTTGTTTAGATATAGACGAATTTATTGTACTGCCAGAGTGCGGTGATATAAAAGATCTTTTGAGTTCTTCATTATTTAATGGATTCGGAGGCATAATTTTACATCAAAATATTTTTGGATCAAATGATCATCAAGCTTCACCAAGCGGATTAGTGATAGATAACTACACAAAAAGACACTCAGACAACTTTGATTTCCCTAAAAACTACCCAAACTTTAAACAACCATACGACTTATTCAAAATCATAAAGACCATTGTTAGGAGAAGAAGTCTTAAAAAGGTTCTAAATAGTCACGAATACTTAACACACACCCCTATAGTTGACGAGAATGGTCAGTTGTACAGAAAATATACTTGCAATAGAACACTCTCTAAGATAAAACTAAGCCACTACTTTACAAAAAGTTTAGAAGATTGGACTTTTAAGACAAGTAGACCAAGATTCAGTAATTCTCCCAAATATCCAAATGAATGGTTTGATTATTTTAGCTCTTTTGACTATCAAGATAATTATTTAAGTGCAAAATATTCATCAAAAATAAAAGAACTGTTATGAAAACACTAATCACAGGATTTCCAAAATCTGGCACAACTTGGTTATGCAGAATATTAGATTGCTTGTTGAAGGATGAGTATAGAATATCAAAACATATATCATTAAATGTTAAAAGACTTTATAGATCAAAAGATCATACAGTCATTTTTTCATATTTAAACAACTCATTGCCACTATGCAGTGAATCTATTACAGTTCCTAATCACGACAAATGTATTATCCTGTATCGTGATTTCAAAGATATTGTGGTTAGTTGTTACTTCCAGCAAAAATATAGAGAATCAACAAACTATAATGGGACAATAAGTGAATTTATAGATTTTGACAACGGGGGAATAAAGAGTATAATTAACTTCTATAAAGCCGTTGAAGAACAGGGCAAAGACAAAGAGTACTTGTATTACGAGAAAATGGAAGAGTCTATTAAGTCTCTTTCTATATTTGATAAGACAAAGCTAGATACTTGTTTGGAGCTAAATAGTTTTGATAATATGAGACAACAAGAAATAGCAAATTATTCTGATGCCCAAATAACAGGCTCAGATTTGATTGAATTATGCCCAAAAAATATAAATAATATCAATTCATACAAGACTAGAAGTGGTAAAGTTGGCGACTATATAAACTACTTGAGCAAAGAAGATATAGAAAAAATAGATAAAATTTTAAAATATAGTAGTGTATAATAGTCTATATCGTATTTCTATTACACAAAAGGTATAAATTATGTCACTTATTTTTTTTGAGGGTTTTGATAATTGCTCTAGCTTCAAAGATGTTAGTGGAATTTTTAAAATTGCAAGTAATATGCTAGATGATCCTAGAACTATTAACCCAGTTCTTTCAAGTGGCTACGTGGAATCTATAAGTGCTAAAAATAGTGGAAATATGATAGTTCTAGAATCTTCTTATAGTTTACCATCTACTAGCGGTCTGGCTACAATAGCTAATAATCAATCTATTAATATAACTGGATCTGGCAATTCAGCATCTAAATTTACTGTTGCGGCTAATTTTTCCTATACGAATTTTCCTATATTTAAAATTAACAAAAATGGTACTTTTAATATTGAGGCAGGAGATTTTAATTATACTGACGCAGAAGGTGATGCTCAAGGTCAACCTATTATTAATATTACTAGAACAAGAAATGGATCATCAGTAGATACACCAATTTATAGAAACGATAGTTCTTATTATGGTGGTTATACTAAATTTATTGGAAGTGTTCCAGTGAAAAGTGGTGATCTTATATCAATAAAGGAAAAAAATCTAAGAGTTGTAAGACTTAATCCAAACGATACAAACTCTTTAGCATTTACTGCTTGGGCGGTAGAAAGTACTGGAGTATTTTTTCCATCAATAGGTATAGACTTAGGAAAAAATTTGACACAAGGAGTAGTTGGATTTTCATACGCTCCAATATTACCACCAAGCGGTAATTTTGGAAACGGTACAGACAATTTTACACCAATTGCGTGTTTAACAGATGATCAGTATAGGCCACACTTCTTTATTTGTAATACTAGCACTGGGCAATTACAGTTAAGAAAATTTAATTCGTCAAATTTTAGTAATGATCTTCAATCATTCTATAATTATAAAATTGGTTCTGCTAATACAGACGGCGTTCAGCAAACTTATCCAAGGTTTTTAAAATCTACAACAGATCCAACATTAACAATTGGTGGAAATGGAACAAACTTAACACTAATAGCAGAAAGCACAGTAGAAAAAAATACACTCGTAAATAATTTTTGGAATTATATAGAGTTAAAATTTGATATGAATACACAAGACGCGGCATTGAGAATAAATAGAAAAAATACATCAACAAAAAATGACTTAGAATTTAATGGACAAAATATTAGTAACTTAGGATTATTAAATAATGCTTTGACTATTGCTAGCGGATCTGCTTCTGGAAATGGTACATATACATCCCCATACATTACTGCAAATCCAAGCGTTGGAGTTTTTAGAGTAAATCAAGATGGTGTAATCACACTTAGATTTGTTGGAACTTGGAGAACCGCTACTTCTGGTCCACCTATAAACAGCTTTGCAAATATATATAAAAATGGCACAATCATACAAAATATACCAAAACCTCCAGGTTCTATATTTTTTCCTGGTTTTTATCTTTCATCATCTGATAGTTTTTACTCCTTTTCAACATCTTCTGGAGATGTATTTGGGATTGATTTCAACTTGGGAACAGCTGGAACTGCACAGGCGGGTGATGCTAGTCAATCAGCATTTTTCTCCCCAGTTGCAGCTTTATCAGATCAATTAGATAAAACTGTAAGATATTTGGTATTAGGTACAATGTGGGGTCAGGATATTAACTCAGCTTCTCCAGCTGCTCACCTTGGATGGAAAACCTTATTAGATGATATTTATGTAGTAGATGCATCTGGTTCAATTTTACCCAATGATTTTTTGGGATCTGTATCTTGCAGGAGAATACCATTCAATCAACAGGTAAGAAATACTACATCTAGTGGAAATTTAGCTAGCGTTTCAGATGTATTATCTGGTGCTAGTGGATTTGCTACACCTAGTGGTAACGGAACATTGTTTTTTGATGCAGTAAATCAAGAATTTAATGTCAAATCTAGTGGCTTCTCTGTAAATAATAATAACATAATAGGACTACAAATTAATATGAACGGCTTTTCTCTGAATACAGAGGATTACATTGGTGTTGGATTAGAAATAGAAAACGGCTCTGGATCATATGATTTTTCACCAGTTGTATTATCAAGAAATAGCACTACTGGAGGATATGCGCGTGGGCAACTTTATACAACAAATCCCAGCGGACTCCCTTGGACAGAAGAAGCTATAAGAAATACTACTTTTAAACTAAAATCATTGAGTGAATAAAGGGAACCTATATGAAAAATAAAAACTATGTCATGTATTTTGTATTAATTACCAGTTTATTATTATTGCAATATAATTTTTTTGTATCTAATAATAATTGCTGTACTTTAGAAACTAAAGATATAGCAAATATGTATGAGAATTACATAGAAGATTGGAAAAATAAATCTAAAAGAGCTTTTGATGAAGCAGAAGCAAAAATTTTTACTACTCCAAAACCTCCAGTAGTAATCATACCAATGGAAGATCCAGACCCAGCAAAGTGCATATGCAAAGGTACGGGTATAATAACTCATGGTGATGGTCACAAAACGCCGTGCCAATATCATGGAGTAAATAAGCAATTACTTAAAGACAAAGAATTAAAATACAAACAACTTATAATTATTGGAGAATAAATGAACATTGACAACATCTTAAGAACCATAGCTATTTTAGCAGCTGTAGTTCTAATACTTTCAAATGTAAATTTTGAATACATTTATCAATTTTTACTACAAAAATTTCAAAGTAAGACTAATAATTTTATTGAAATAGTTAACTTGTGGCATATCTTAAGAGAAAAGTGCGATCAAGCAAATCTAAAAGACGCTGTTGTAAAGTTAGATGAAACATTTCCATTGTTAAATAACGAGGAAGACAATGTATAAAAATATTATTGCCATAGCACTTATTCTATATGCTGTATTTGGCAGTGGACTAGTTGACCTATTAAAAAATATTAAACCTATTCCACAACCACAACCAGCATCAATACTAAATATTGATAAACCAACCAATGACGTAATACTTAGAGTAGAAAGATTTTCTAATCTAATTACAGATCCAACAGATAGAGCTAAAATAGCTATATTTAATTATGATTTTGCTAATAGAATAAAAACTTGGAATACAAATAACCAACAAGTCAATGATGTATATACATTAGCTGGTAAGATATTTTTCCAAGATTCTTTAGTTAATAAATACAGTGGTTTATCTACAGAGATTACTGATTTGCTAAAAGAATTATTGACTGACGATAATCATATTTTATCTGAAGAAGAAAAAAATAAAGTAAATCAATACTTTGCTGGCATAGCTTGGGTTTTAATACAAAGGAAATAATGTGAATCCAGAAGAAATAAAATCTACGTTAAATAATATATTCTCACCAGATGGATTTATTTTAAATGGCTTTAATGTAAAGTGCAACACGCCGTTAGATGTAAAAATTGAAAATAAAGATAACAACATACTTATTACATTTAATAACAACACTCCTAAAGCCTCAATTAAAAAATTCATCACACTGTCTGCAAATATTGAACAACTATGTTTAGAAAATACTGGCGGTTATATAAAGTTTAAATACTTTCCAGTTATTAGATTTTCATACGACAAAGTTTTTGGTGAGTGCAAAAATAATATAAACTTAGATCCAATATATTTAGAAATCGAAAATAAGTATGGAAATAAACAAGATCGTGAAGTTGCAAAAATGTGTTTGCACTTTGCGAACGAGTGGGTTATAATATGTCAATCGTCTGATCTTGACTTTGCTAGTGCTGATCTTGAGACACGAAAAAAATTAAGAAAAGAATGCTACTCATTTGTAAAAGAAAACGTACATGAGGAACTGAAGAAAGAGCATGGCTCAATTGTACTAACGTGGGTGCTTGTTTATATAGCACTCCCAATGATGATTAGATGGATCGTTGCAAGGATTTTAAGTAGATTATATAGTTGAATAGGATATAGGATAAATAATGAATGTAACTAAACGTAATGGAAATATCGAAACATATAATGTTGAAAAAATTCACAAGGTTGTCGATTGGGCGATTTGCGGCTTAAATAATGTCTCTCTATCAGAAATAGAAATGAACGCTAATCTATCTCTTAGAGATTGTATTAGCACTAAAGAGATACATCAAATTCTAATTAAGTCTGCAAATGATCTTACTTCTCCACAAAATCCAAACTACCAATATGTAGCTTCAAGATTATTAAATATGTCTCTGCGTAAAGACTTGTGGGATAAATATGATTGCCCACCATCTTTATTTGATCATGTTAGCAAAAATATTGAAAGCGAAGTATACGACAATAATCTATTGCAAAAATGGACAAAGGATGACATAGAAGTAATTGAAAAGTTTATTGATCACAACAGAGATTATTTATTTACATATGCTGGACTACAACAACTAATAGATAAATACCTTGTAAAGAATAGGGCTACTGGTAAGATATACGAAACACCACAGTTTGCATACATTTGTATAGCAATGGCCCTTTTTAATTCTATTGATGAAGTGAAAGAAGCGTATGAGTGTTTTTCAACATTCAAGATCAATCTGCCAACACCAATCATGGCTGGAGTTAGAACTAACATTAAGCAGTTTGCTAGTTGCGTACTTGTAGATGTTGAGGATAATTTAGCGTCAATATTTTCTAGCGTTCACGCTGTCGGTAAATATACAGCTAGACGAGCGGGAATAGGTTTAAATATTGGTAGAATTCGCCCCATCAACTCTAGTATTAGGGGTGGCGAAGTTATACACACTGGATTAATTCCATACCTAAAAATATTTGAGTCAACAGTCAAGGCCACAAGTCAGAATGGTATTCGTGGCGGCTCTGCAACAGTACACGTTCCATTTTGGCATTATGAAATTGAAGACATTATGGTATTAAAGAACAACGCTGGAACTGACGATAATAGAGTTAGAAAACTCGACTACTCCGTACAGTTTAACAAGTTATTCTATGAACGCTTAATTAAAAATGAAGACGTTACTTTATTTAGTCCAGAAGAAACTGGCGGTCTTTATAGTTCCATGAATGACAATGAAGACTTTAAAAAGCTATATGAAAAGTATGAGAATAGCCGCTACGTTAAAATGAAAAAGAAGATTAGTGCTAGAAAGTTAGCAGAAATATTTGCTAAAGAAAGACTAGAAACTGGACGTATATACGTAATGAATATCGACAACGCTAACGAGCATGGTTCTTGGGATGCTCCTGTTTATATGAGTAACTTATGTCAGGAAATAATCCATCCAACTAAACCCATTTCATCTATTGATGATGCAGAGGGCGAAATCGGTATTTGCATTTTGTCTGCACTTAATCTTCTTGAACTACAAACTGATGAGAATATAGAAAGTGCTTGTAGCATGGCGGTTAAAATGCTAGAATCTATTATAGATTATCAAGATTATCCCATTTTAGCTGGAGAAAACTTTACGAAGAATCGTAGATCTTTAGGAATTGGAGTAACTAATTTTGCAGCCTTTTTAGCAAAGCATAAGCTTAAATACGAAGATGCAGAAACATTAAAACTAGTACACCAAACGATGGAAAAAATTCAATGGTACTTACTAAACGAGTCTTGTAAACTTGCAGAAAAATTAGGGCCGTGTAATAAATTTTCAGAAACCAAATATTCTCGCGGACTATTGCCCATAGATTGGTACAAAAAAACAGTTGACGAATTAGTGTCTCCAGACTATACTATGGATTGGGAGGGGCTTAGAGAAAGAATTAAAAAGTTTGGCCTGCGTCACTCCACCCTGACTGCTATCATGCCTTGTGAGTCATCCAGTGTCATCCAGAACAGCACAAACGGCATTGAGCCAGTAAGAAGCTTAATGTCGTATAAAAAGGCAAAGAACGGAATATTGAAACAGTTAGTACCCAATTATTCTAGTCGTAAAAACTATTACACGCTAGCTTGGGATATGAAAGATAATAAAGCAATACTTAATATTTGCGCAATTTTACAGAAGTTTGTAGATATGAGTATTAGCGTTAATTTGTATTATAATTATGCACATTATTCAGAAGGAAATATCCCATTGAGTGTATTAATTAAAGACCAGTTGTACGGTTTTAAATATGGCGTCAAGAATTTTTATTACTGTAACACTCCAGACTCTGACGGTGATACAGAAAAAGATATGCATAAAAAAGAAACTTGTGAAGGAGGTTCATGCGCTATATGAAAACAATACTAAATAAAAAAAATGTAGATTATACATCACAGCCATTGTTTATGGGTGAAGACCTTTCACTACAAAGATATGACAGGTTCAAATATCCAGTATTCTTTGATCTTTATAAGAAGCAGCTTGAGTTCTTTTGGAGGCCAGAAGAAATTGAACTTAAAAAAGATCGCAACGATTTTAAAAATGACGATATAATGAGTCCAAATGAGAAGTTTATTTTTACTTCTAATCTATTATATCAAACAGCTTTGGATAGCGTTATCTGTCGCGGAGTACCAACACTGCTACAACATGTATCTAATCCAGAACTAGAAGCTTGCATGAACGTTTGGCAGTTTTTTGAGCAAATTCATAGTTATAGTTATACATATATCATTAAGAATGTATACAGTAATCCTACAGAAGTATTAGATAGCTGCCTAACAAATGAAGAGATATTAAAGAGGTCAGAGGTAGCGGTCAGAGAATACAACTCACTTAGAAATATTGGGCATTCAGGTAAAAAAAATGACATTAAAAAACAAATCTATCTTACGCTAATAAGTGTAAATATATTAGAAGCAATAAGATTTTATGTGTCATTTATATGCGCATTTGCTTTTGCTGAAAATAAGAAAATGATAGGTAATGCAGATATAATAAAACTAATAAAGCGTGATGAGGCATTACATTTGTATAATACTCAAGAAATAATTAAGATACTAAGAACAGTACCAGAAGAAGGTTTTGTAGACATCGCAAAAGATTGCGAAGAAGAAGCTTGCAACATGTTTGATTCTGCCGCCAGTGAAGAAAAGGCGTGGGCAGCATACTTATTTAAAGATGGATCTATAATAGGGTTGAATGAAAAAGTTTTGTGCGAATATGTAGATTGGCTATGTATGAGCAGGCGTAAGAATATAGGATTACCATATGAAAAGGGTAAGAAGAATCCTATATCTGGCTGGACTGACCCTTGGATGAATAGCGAAGCTGTACAGGTAGCACCACAAGAGCATGAGATAACATCATACAAAATTGGTGCAAGTACAAACGATCTTGAACAAATTGACCTTGGAGAATTTTCACTATGAAATATTCTATTAAAGTAACACCAGTAGATGTGCTAGCACAAGTTCCAACAAAGGCTCATCATAATGATGCTGGTTTTGATTTATATTCTACAGTTGATATCGTAATCGAACCAAAACAAAGAAAGACCGTTAGTACTGGGATAACACTACAAATGCCAGACAATTTAGCTGGTTTAATATGGCCAAGATCTGGCCTATCTGTTAAACAGGGCATAGATGTTTTAGCTGGAGTAGTAGATAGTGGCTATAGGGGAGAGATAATGGTATGTCTATATAATACATCAGATAATGATGTGGTTATACGTACCGGGGATAGAGTCGCACAGATTATATTCCAAGAGGTTCCTCATGTAATTATGGAGGTCCATGAATCGTTAGGTTCCTCGCAACGCGGGAGTAACGGCTTTGGCAGCACAGGCACATAACAACAGAAAAAAACGTCAAGAAGAAAAAAAACCTAAACAAAACAATCTGGAAGCCAAGACAGAGAACCAAAAAAAATATATAAGACTAATTGTAGAAAATGATATTATTTTTTGTTCAGGCCCGTCTGGAAGTGGCAAGTCATTTATTGCTGCTGGATTAGCAGCACAAAAATTACTTAAAGATGAAATAGATACACTAATTATTACTAGACCGCTAGTATGCACTGGTAAAGATATAGGTTCATTACCTGGAGAATTAGGAGATAAAATCAAACCATATTTACAGCCTATGGAAGAGAATTTAAAATACTTTCTAGGAAGAGATAAGTTTGGTTTATATTTTAATCAACGTAGAATTAGGTTTGAGCCACTAGAAACAATGAGAGGCTCTACATTTCATAATGCATTTATGATATTAGACGAAGCTCAAAATTGCACACTAGAACAAATAAAAATGTTTATTACAAGAATGGGTCAAGATTCTAAAGTAATAATTAATGGAGATATTAAACAAACAGATTTATATAGAGATAGCGGACTAGATTTCTGTATAGATAGATTATCTCAAGTTCACGGTGTAGGTATATGCAAATTGGACTATAATGATATACAGAGAAATGGAATACTAGGAGCTGTTTTATACGCCTTGGAGAAATAATGTTATACGATTATAAATGTCAAGAATGTGGATATTTTATGGAAGATGTTTATCAATCTATAAAAGCTGAAGCCTTAAAAAAATGCCCATCATGTAACAAAGATTGCCTGTCTAGGGTAGTATATGGTGGGCTAGGCTCATTCGTTAAGGACTTAAGGACCGTTGGACAAATTGCTGATAGAAATTGGAAGACAATGGGTTCCTATAAGCGTTCTGAGATTGAAAACAAAAATAAAGACTTGTCAGAAAGCAATAAAAAGAGTAAGCTTATTAGAGAAATTAATAAGATGACAACTGAGCAGAAAAAAAACTTTATCATAAAGGGTGAAAAATGAAATTTATTAACGCATACAATAAAGATGACTTCAAAGAAGATATAACTACAGTCCATTATGACAAACTGGGTCAAGTTACCAACAATGAAGAAGAATCATTTGCCAAAACCGTTTCTACAAATGGTAATGAAAAATATTTTGTTACAACATTTAGAAATATTATTTATGATCCATATGGTATAGATTCTCATAGGGAAAATTATTTAGAACTACAAACTAAAGACGTTGCTAAAAAAACATTTGACCTATACGTTTTATATTTGCGGACAAGAAATGGTATATACTTAAGTAAATCGCAAAGGAGTTTTATAAATGGTTAAAAAGGGTCCACTTGGTAAAGTTGAAATATTTTACCTAGAGAAGAATATAGAGCTAGGCTTGAGTCTAGATCAAATTGCTGTTGACTTAAATAGAAATCTAAGTACAATTAAGAATTACATAGATAAACACTATACTAAGCCAAGTAATAGTAATCCTTTTAACGTTGGTAGTCAGTTTATAAGCCAAAATGGCGCAACAATAATGACAGAAAACGCATCGGCTTTGTCTGATAGCACAAAGAAATTAAGTCGCAAGCAGTCTCCATGTACTACCAAGATAAAGAGATGAAACAGTTTATACATACTTATAGTGATTGGCTGACAGAGTATAAAAAAAATAAGACTTTAACTTGGTTTAAAGTTACTCTTTCTGACAAATTAGATTACTATTTTAATCAGTACGAAGATTGGTTTGATATAAAAAAGATTTGTCAATCTTGTAAACTAAATATCATTTCTATAGGCTTACAGTATAAATCAAATTCATGTAATATTGATACTATAGATGCGGATGGAGTATACTTAATACGTTCAGCGCTTGGTGCCATTGGTGAAGCAACCAAGCAAACTATAACTATAGGTAAATTGCATAATAGCATAGTATATAAAACTATGTGGGTTGTTCCAGAGTTGGTTGAACAATTAAATGATCAAGATAAAGTTGAAAACTGTTTTGAAGAAGCAATCATTTACAATGACAAACAAAAAACCGAGACTGTTTAACAAAGAGTTCCAAAAAGAATGGTCTGAAGAGTACAGTTATAAGCACATTCACACTGGTGAATATTGTACATTTGAGGCATACTTAGCAGAATTTTTGATATTGAGATGGACAGAAGCTTTTAAGATGGACAAACCATCTTATAAATTCTGGACAATTGGAGACAAATATCATGATATGTTCATGAGAAATATGAAAGCTGCTAATTCTCTAAAAAAGAAGTTTGAAGAAAAATTAATTCTAGAAGCAGTTAAGTCTAAACACTTTGATAAAATTTATCACATAGGCTTGAAATGCTATGGTCCTCGCGGATGGAAGTATAATCAGTTAGCCGTTAAGGCTATAGAGAACTATAAAAAGGAAATCAAAGCGGCCAATAAATCTAAAGAGATAGAGAAGACTGCAAATGAAATAGATATAGTTCAAAACATAGAAGACACTAGGACTAGGCGTACTCAATCTATCATCAAAACAAAATCAATGATAAACAAACTGAGGGATTTATGAAAAAGAAAAAGGACGGATCATCAAGTAAGTTTTCGGAAGATGCAATAACTAGCTCAATACTAAGCAAGTACGGTGACATTGTACGCAGTGGCACTGAGGTATTAGAGTCAATCAATAACTTAAAGGTTATTAGTATTTCTCCAGCATTAGATATAGCACTAGGTGGAGGATTAAGAGAAGGCTCTGTTGTTGTTATGACGGGAGATCCTAAGAGTGGTAAAACCACTACAGCATTGCATTTCGCCGCCAAGTGTCAAAAGCAAAATAAAAAAATAGTATATGTCAATACTGAAGGTAGATTATCTAAACAAAACTTTGAGGGCATCAAGGGCTTAGATTCTGATAAAATACTTATAGTAGAATCAACTGATGATAGAATTCTAACTGCGGAAGATTTTCTAAACATAGTAGAATATTATATTAATAATGATCCCGGCTGTGTTATTATTACCGACTCATTATCAAATATGGTTCCCGCCTGTGAACTAGAAGGAGAAGTAAGAACTGGAGTGCGAAACGCTTTACCAAGATTACTTTCCATGTTCTTTAAAAGAATTAGTGGCACGTTAATGAAAAATCAAACCATCCTTATTTGTATCACACACAACATAGCAAATACTGGTGGATCGCCATATGCGCCAGCAAAGATGGCAGACTGTGGCAACATGTTACAATATCAAGCCGGAACTAATATGGTTATTACTCATAGGGGTAAGTGGCAAGTACCCAAAGATACTGGGCCACACGTTGGTCAAATAGCTAACTGGAATATAAAAACTTCTTGCTCTGGAGGTAAACCTAATAGCACAGCAGAAAGTTGGATAAGATACGGGATTGGTGTGGACGAGGTACAAGAAATAACGCAAATAGCTTGTGAGTTTAGGTTAATCAAAACTTCTGGAGCTTGGTATACAATACAATGCGCAGTAGACAACAAAGACAATGAAGTTGTGCAAAACTTATTAAAGTCTAATAATGTTCAAGATACTCCAGAAGACATAGAAAAATTCTTTAAGTTTCAAGGTTCAAATAATCTATATGAATTCTTAACAAACAATGAATCTCTAGCAAATTTTGTATACGAAAAGATAAAGGAACTTTATTAATGAAGGTAACTGGCTTAAACGGCAAAGTGTATTCTTGGAATTTAAGTGGATATGATATCAAATTTGATGATAATAGAAAAAGGTCTAAGTATCACTTAAGAGCTAGAAGCTTGCTAAAAGAAATATATCATAGTTACAGAATACTAGAAGAAGTAAAATTACCTGGGAGTACAGCTAGTCATAGAAAAGGTGTGCTATATCTAGACTTTTATATACCACAGATTATGAAAGCCATAGAAGTTCATGGTCAACAACACTATGAATTCTGTAATTTTTTTCACAAAAATTTAGCTCATTTTACACTTGCAAAAGCCAAAGATGAGGATAAAATAGAGTGGTGCGCCCTGAATAATATAGATATAGTTGTATTAAAATACTCACACACGGATGAAGAGTGGAGACATCAAATTGAAAACAGCTAAAGAAACTGTTGAGCATTTTCTAAAGTCTTTAGATGATTTTATACATCAGACAAATACTAATTTTGCTCACTTTAGAGAAGAATTTCTAATAGTGTCTGACTTGTCTGATGAGCAACTAAGGAAGTTAACAAAAGAAGAATTGTTTGATGCATCCTATATGTTATATAGTTATGCTTCATACATACAAGATCAAATAAATAAACAGAAGGTAGTTTATGATCTATGTACAGACCAACTAGAAAAACTAGTGGCGCAACATAGTGAAGAATTTAGCAAGTATACTAAGCACGAAGCAAAGATACAGCTAGTAATAAATGAAAATGAGTATGCCAAATCTATAGATAATTATCGGAGTATAGCACACGCTAGATTACAAAGTCTTGATGGCAAGGTATATGAATTGAAACGTAAGGCAGATATACTATTAGAAAAGGGTAAGAGGTCATGAATATAGATAAGTTTATAGAAACGCTAAGTCCAGAGCAAATAGAATCGTTGAAGTCTGCGTTACTTAAGACACAACAAAAAGAAGAATTAGTAGAAGACAATAAGAATGATTTTCGTATGAATAAATCTATAGATAACAAGAACAAGAGAAAAGAACAAGTAAAGGCTAAAGAGAATACCTGGGTAGACACTGGCGAAAAAAGAGATATTACCACACCAGAATTTACCCCAGTAGCAAGAACTAGAGAGGCTCCAGAAAAAATTAAAATTAAGTGCCACATATGTGGCAGAACAACTGAAGTAGATAGTAGATTTGTTTGTGGCGAATTTTATAGATGCAATAACTGCACGGGGTAAAAATGGCAAAACTAAATGATATTGGGGCAGAAAGAGCAGTCTTAGCTGGTATACTTCAACACGGAATTGATGGATACGTTACCGTATCTGATTTAATATCTGTAGACACGTTTGATCATACCAATAATCAAATTATATATAGGTGCCTAGAGCATATTATAACTAACGATCAAAAAATAGATATACCTTCTATCTTCGCTTCGGCAAAGTATCTAGGACTAGAAGACGCAATAAACACAGAGCAAGAATTAAAGTATATCAAATCATTAATGGTATTTCCAATTAATGTAGATAACATACTACCATTTGCTGCACAAATTAAAAAGTTTGAATTTGCTAGAAAGATACATAAACTAACTCAAAAGATACATCAAGATATAGAAAAGATAGATGGAACAGAAAAAATTTCAGATATAATAAGTATATTGGAAAGTCCAGTTACTGATTTCCTAAGAGAAGATGAAGGTGGAGAACATCCAGAAAAGATAGGAAATAAAATAAATGATTACATTGAATTCTTAGCTGAGAACAAGTGTGACATTATAGGTATACCAACAGGATTCCAAAAGTACGATGAGGCTATAGGTGGCGGTCTTAGAAGAAAGTGTGTAGATTTAGTATCAGCTAGACCAAAGGTTGGAAAATCCGTTTTTGCTGATAATGTTGCACTAAATGTTTCATCTAAGAATATACCTGTTCTTGTATTAGACACAGAAATGTCTAAAGAAGATCACTTGAATAGACTTATAGCAAACTTGAGTGGCGTCCCAATCAATGAAGTAGCTACTGGTAAATTTGTTGATAGCAAGGAGAAGCATAATAGTGTACAGGAAGCTGTACAAAAACTGTCATCTATACCATACAGCTATATTAGCGTAGCGGGAAAACCATTTGAGCAAATACTCAATTTAATTAAAAGGTGGGTAGCTCAAGAAGTTAAAACAAATGAATATGGACAAACCAATGAGTGTCTAATAATATATGATTATTTAAAGCTGATGTCTTCTGAGTCAATTAATAATCATATGCAAGAATATCAAGCGCTAGGATTTCAAATTACCTCACTGCACAACCTATGCGTTAAACTTGATATACCATGCCTATCGTTTGTTCAGTTGAATCGTGATGGCATCACAAAAGAAAGCACAGACGCTGTAAGCGGATCAGATAGATTAATATGGCTATGTACATCCTTTAGCATATTCAAGATCAAATCTCCAGAAGAACTTGCAGAAGACGGTCCAAAAGCAGGGAATAGAAAACTTGTTACAGTTGTGACTCGTCACGGTGCTGGATTAAACGACGGCGACTACATAAATATGCAGATGGATGGATCACACGCAAAGCTAATAGAGTTAAAAACAAGAAATGAATTCAAAAACCAGCCCGTTGGAGATGCTGGGCTAGTTGATAAAGACAAAATGAAGAAGATAATAAATGAACTTGCAGAATCTGAAGTCTGAACTTAATGTAAATATAGAGTCAGTGCTTAAAAAACTTGACATGGATTATGAAAAGTTTTCTGACAACATTTACTCTAATTGTCCAGCCCATGAAGAAAGTGACAATCCTAGAGGATTCTCATTTTCTACAAAGAAATGTATATGGAAGTGCTGGACTAGAGATTGTCAAAATGATTTTAGTAATGATGTGTTTGGATTAATAAGGGGCGCATTATCTAAAAAATATGGTTACAATGTTGATTTCAAAGAAATGCTGAAGTGGGTTAACGCAAACGTAAAGCAGCTAGACAATAAAAAGATTAAGCAACCCAAAAAGGAAAACGTAGAAGAGAGCGAATTCTTTGACATAGTAAGAATATTTAGCCCCAAAGCATCACAATCAAACGAAAGTGTCGTAGATTATGAATATACAAAACCTTCAAAGTATTTTATAAGCAGAGGATTTTTGCCAAGCACTTTAGAGTACTTTGGAGTAAGTGACCGCTGTAACCATGAAGCTTTAAAAGATAGGGCTATAATACCCATACATAATAGCGATGGATCAAGCGTGGTTGGCTTATTAGGAAGGTCTATTAAAGAATATAAAGACCCAAAGTTTTTATTTTATCCAAGCGGATTTAACAAAAATCAGTATGTCTATAACTACCACAGGGCATATAATGAGATATGCAAGACTAGAACTGTCATAATAACAGAGGGGCAAAGTGATATCTGGAGACTTTATGAAGCCGGTATTGAAAATGTTATTGGGATTTTTGGCAAGTCTATTATAGAAAATCACGAAGAAATTTTACATAAGCTACCAATTATAAATATAGTCGTAGCTACCGATAACGATCAAGCTGGTAATGAGTGTAAAATAGAAATTTTTCGCAAACTTAATCGTAGTTATAATCTTGTTTTTCCAAAGATATCAGACAAAGATATTGGAGAGATGAGTGTAGAGTTGATAAAAAGGGATTTCATTCCACAAATTAAGGGTTTAATATGAAGATTATAGGAATATCTGGAAGAAAACAATCTGGAAAAAATACAGCTGCCAATTATATCAATGGCGTAATCTTGAAGCAAAGAAACATGATAGAAGACTTCAAGATAAATGACGATGGCGCTTTAGAGATATATACTACTAATAGCAACGATCAAAAGGGGTGGGGAATATTTGATGTTTGTAGAAAAGATAAAGAGTTTGTTCAATACGCAGATCATGAACTCTGGCCTTACATAAAAGTATACCATTTTGCAGACGCCCTAAAGGATATGTCTTCTTCTTTATTTGGATTGAAGACCGAAAATCTTTATGGCACAGATAAACAAAAAAATTCTAAGACACAAATACGATGGAGCGACTTGCCAACTGAAGAGAATAGAGACGGATATATTACATACAGAGAATTTTTAGAATATTTTGGCACCAAGATTATTCGTAAAATCAAGAACGACGCTTGGGTTAACACCACCATTGTAAAAGTATTTAATGAGAATTCTGACTTAGCTATTATTCCAGATGTTAGATTCCCTAATGAAGTTCAGGCTATTAAAGACAACGGCGGCGTTGTAATAAGGCTAACAAGAAATATATGCAAGTCAACAGTAGAGTGCGAGAGTGCTTTAGATAAAGATAAGTTCGATTGGTCAATGTTTGATCATGTGATAGACAATGAAAATTTCTCTATAACAGATACTTGTAGAGAGCTAGACAAAATTAACCATATTTGGAAATCATAATGCTTGTAACATACATAAGATCATCTAGCTATAATAATTACGATTATTGCCAAATGCAATACTTTATAACCTATGTGCTTGGTCATCAAGCTATAAGTGGTAAAAAGGCAGACATTGGCACCATTGTTCATAAAACATTAGAGTTATTAGCATCGCTGAAAAAAACACATCAAGACAGTAATAATAAGACAAAAAAATTACTATTCAATGATGACGCAGTAGGTAAGCTTTCTATAGATAAGAAACATTTATTCTCGGATGATATAATTCCAGAGTTGCTAGATAAAAGTTTTACTTATTATTCAGAAAGTTCTCATCACGACTTCACAAAACTTGATAAAGAAACGTGTGAAACATTAGTGTGGTCTGCCCTTAAATTTAATAATGGTCAATTTGATCCTAGAAATAGAGATATTGTGGCAGCAGAGCCACATTTTGATATACCCATTGAGGAAGATTGGGCTAAATATACATACAAATTAGCAGATGGTCAAGTAATAAATGGGCAATTAGCGATAAAAGGTACTATAGATTTAGTAACAAAGGTTGACGAAAAGGTTATCGAAGTTGTAGATTATAAAACTGGAAGAAGATTAGATTGGGCTACTGGAGCAGAAAAAGATTATGATAAATTATGTTCAGATCCACAGCTATTGTTATATAATTATGCGATTTCTAAGCTATTTCCTGAGTACGAACAGGCTATTATGTCTATATTTTTCATTAAAGACGGTGGACCTTTTTCCATGTGCTTTGATAAATCAGACCGTGACAAATTTCTTGATATGTTAAGAGTAAGATTCAAAGATATTCAAGAAAATAATAAGCCTAGGCCAATATCGGAAGATAGAAGTAATTGGAAATGCACTAAACTGTGCCACTTTTGCAAGAATAAGTGGAAAGATACGGAAGAAAGTATGTGTATTTATATAGATAACCACCTTAAAAAGCATGGCATGGAAAAAACTATTGCCAATTGCACAAGGGAAAACTTTAACATAGGCTTTTACGAAGCGCCGGGATAAGGAGAAAACAATGCCAATACCAGAAAAAAAAGAAAATGAAGAAAAAAACGCTTTTATGTCACGCTGTATGTCTGACAGCGTAATGAATAAGGAGTATCCAAATTCAGATCAAAGGATTGCAATCTGTATGTCAAAGGCTACAGAGTTTTGTGACAAAATAGAAGCTGCTGACTTTGAATTTAATGTTAATACATATGGATATGAAGAAGAAATTACAGAAGATAACTTCGAAGTACCAGCAGAGGCAGACTATGTAGATTTTGGCGAAGAGACAGAAGAGTATGATATTTCTGTAGCAAAGCCTGGACTTTGGGAAAATATACGCAAAAAGAAAGAGCGTGAAGGTAAAAACTATAGGCCCGCAAAGCCGGGAGATAAAGATAGGCCAAGTAAAGACGCTTGGAAGAAAGCTCAGTCTGGCGATGACACGATGGCTGTAGAACAAATTCAGAAGATGCACGATCAATTAATGGAAGTAGTCATGAAAGTTAAAAACTCAACTATGGAAATTGAATTTGAGGAATGGACAAAGGACATGATTTCTAAAGCAGAAATATATGTTCAAAACGTTTATGACTTTGTAAAATATTACGAGCCGGGAAAATATGAAGACGAGTATACCTCAGAAGCCAAATATCAATATAGAGATCCAGACAGTGGAGAAATTTATACGTATAGAAAAAAGGGTTATTATGAAAAAGATGGCAATACTTTAATATACGTTGGAGAGGCAAGTGAATATCAAGGAAGAAAAGTCACTCTTAATAAACCATTTAGGACTCCAAAAGGCCCAAAGAAAATGAGCGTATACGTTAAGAATGACAAGGGTAATGTAGTTAAAGTAAATTTTGGTGATCCTAACATGACTATAAAGAAAAATATTCCCGAACGTAGAAAAAGTTTTAGGGCCAGACATAACTGCGATAATCCAGGCCCAAAGTGGAAGGCGAGATATTGGTCATGTAGGGCGTGGTAGAGCAATTTACTTGCCCGTGTGCTATAATAGTTTGAGTCGAAAGGATCGTTAATGGAAAATAATCTTTTAATTCTCGTCTTGTTAGTTATACTACTAGAAAGTAGTATTGTTGTTTTATCTTATTATTCTATGAAGTGGAGGCGTCAATCAGAGTTACGCCCCCTCTTCATCAGTTACAAATTCATTAAAAAGGAGATAGATATGGGTTTAGTATATGCACTAAATTGTGCTGCACCAGTAGATAACGATGTTATGGAACGTAGATTAACAGTAAAAGTAAATGGGGCTGTCGTAGCCACAGACTTTTATGCCAATACTGTAACAGATCTAGGTGAAAGAACATTTACTCAGGGTGATAATGTTGTATTATCCCTCGTAGATGTAGACGATGTTGGAAACGTAAGTGAGCCAGCCGTTGTGGAGTTTGTTGCAAATGATACAATTGCTCCATCAGTTCCGGGACTAGAAGTTAAATTAGTTCGTGAAGAATAATTTTGTTTTTCTAGGGGGGTGAAATATCCCCCCATTTTATATTGAGGTTATATGTTGAATTGGTTTCCGTTAAATAACTACACTCACTACAGTTTGCTAAAAGGTTTTTCAAAACCAAAAGAATTAGCAAAGCTGTGTAAAGAAAAGGGCTATCCAGCTTGTGGTATTACTGACTACAAGACTATATCTGGATGTGTATCTTTTTATAGGGCTTGCAAAGACGTTGGCGTAAAACCAATACTGGGATGTTCTTTTGATGGATATAATTTATACGCAAAGAACAAAGATGGTTGGCATAATCTTATTGAAATTATTTCATCGATAGACGAGAATGGTAATATAGACAATAAATTTGTTAAAACTATACTAAAGCAAGGTAATCTTATTTATCTTGAGCATAGTGTAGATATACCTACAAGTTTTTATTGCTACAAAGATCAAGCTAATCTACACAGGATTTTGCTTTGCTCAGAATTAAAAACAACGCTTCCAAATATTGCAAAACAAATACGTAAAAATGAACTTGATAATAATATATCTCAGTTTTTTACCAATGAAGATCATTACGTATTGGCTGGAAAACCATCAAAGGTGCTTGAAGATATTTACAACCAGTGTGAAGACTATGATATATTGAATAAGCCAATCCTACCAAAATTTAAATGTCCAAATAATTTATCAGAAGAAGATTACTTAAAAGAGTTGTGCAGAAAGGGTTGGAAGTCATTACTAATCGACAAAGGCAAAGTGTCTGATGAAGTAAACAAGCAAAAGTATTTAGATAGATTCAAAGAAGAGTTTGACGTAATTAAAAACGCAAATCTTTTTGGATATTTCTTAATTGTGCAAGATATAATAAAACATGTTCATGATAGTAATTGGTTGTCTGGACCGGGAAGAGGATCGGCGGCTGGTTGTTTAATATCATATTTAATAGGCATTACTCAAATAGATCCCATTGAATTTGATCTTCTGTTTGCAAGATTTTATAACGCTGGTAGAAATACAGATGACCATATTTCTCTACCAGATATAGATATAGATGTTCCAGCTAATCATAGAGATGATGTTATTAAATATCTTAAAGACAAATACGGTAACGATAGGGTTAGTCAAATGATTACATTTGGTAGACTTCAAGGAAGGAGTGCTATCAAAGAAGTATTGAGAGTAAATGAAGCTTGCTCTTTTGCAGAAATGAATGCTATAACAAAAGTTATACCAAATGAAGCAGAGATATCAGATCAGTTAGCAGAAATGGATGACGATGATAGATCTATTATTAGATGGGCATTAATAAATAATGCGGATGATCTTCAAGATTTTTGTAGAATAAACGAAGATGGATCATTAGATGGAGACTATGCTGAATACTTTGAGCAGGCTATTAAGTTAGAGGGTACTTTTAAAACTCAGGGAAAACATGCTGCTGGTGTTGTTATATCTAAAGAACCATTATACAAAGTATGCCCAATGGTTAAGCAGAAAGGCTCATCAGAAAAAATTGCAGGATTAGAAATGGTAGACCTAGAAGCTCTAGGGCATGTAAAGTTTGATGTATTAGGTTTAACTTTACTTGATAAGATAATGTATGTAGAATATATCACAAAAAAGGAAAATATACATGGCTAATAGAGACTACATAATTTTTGACTTTGAAACGGGATCTCGTAATCCCCATAAAACTCAACCTACGCAAATTGCCGCAATAGCATTAGATGGTAGAGATTTATCTGTAAAGGGTACATTTAATAGTGAGATTAAACCATTATTAAATGACGAAGAGGCTATTGCTGCTGGGCTAGATCCAATTGAAGATGGAGCTTTAAAAGTAACTGGCAAGACTAGAGAAAAGTTAGAAGAGGCACCAGCGTTAAAGTCAGTGTGGAGTAAGTTCACTAAATTTGTTGATCAATACAATTGGAAGGGTGAGCCATTTTTTAATCCTATACCAGTTGGATATAATATCATAGGATTTGACTTAATTATTGTAAACAGATTATGCCAAGAGTTTGGCCCTTGGGATAAAACAAAAGATCAACCCAAATTATTTAGTAAAGTTTATAAAGTAGATTTAATGGATAATGTTTTTATGTGGACTGAAGCAGATCCTAGTGTCAAATCTATTAGTATGGATTCTTTAAGAGAAAAGATGGGATTAAGTTTAGAGAATGCTCACGATGCTTTACAAGACGTAAAGGATACTGCCAATATATTTATTAAGCTTTTGAAAACACATAGAGCGGTATATCAAAACATAGAATTTGATAAAGCTTTTGCTAACGGTAACTTGTATGTTAAGTAAGACATGTATTTACTGTAAGAAAAAAAAGGATATAAATCAATTTCCTAAACATAGCATGTACAAGGATAAGCTTGACATGAGATGTAGAAGCTGTATAAAAGAACACGCATCCATAAGAAGGGATCTACATAAAAAGGCACCAAGTAAACCAAAATTATGCGAATGCTGCAAAAAGATTCCAATCAAGTGGTGTTTAGATCATGATCACGAAACTAATGAATTTAGAGGATGGTTATGCGAACGTTGTAATACGGGGCTTGGCAAACTAGGTGATAATATAGAAGGCATAGTAAACGCATTGAATTATTTGTTGAGTAAAAATAATGGAATATAATGATAAAAAAACGTGGCAGCTTTTTGCTGAAGGAAGAACTAAGGGTATTTTTCAGCTAGAAAGTAATCTAGGTAAATCTTGGTCTAAGAAATTGGCACCAAGCAACCTAGAAGAACTTTCTGCATTAATAGCTATTATAAGACCAGGAACTCTTAAATCTATGTTAGATGGAAAGTCTATGACTCAACACTATGTAGATAGAAAACATGGCAGGGAAGAAGTTACTTATTTACACTCAGCACTTGAAGATATACTTAAACCAACTTATGGAGTTTTAGTTTATCAAGAACAGTCTATGCGTATTGCTGAAAAAATAGCCGGTTTCAATCTACAAGAAGCTGACGTTCTTCGTAAGGCGATTGGAAAAAAGAAGGCTGACCTTATGAATGAAGTCAAAAAATCATTTATAGCGGGCGCAGAGCGCGTTGGAATCGTTTCTAAGGAAGAGGCAGAGCAGATTTTCGGATGGATTGAAAAGTCATCAAGGTACGCATTCAATAAATCACATAGTGTATCATACGCCGCCT